TCAAATAAATCTTCATGTAATACATATTCTCTATCTATTACTCTAATATTAGAGTAGTTTATAGCATTTGTTGATAAGTCTGCTGTAAACACTGTATACTTTGTACTTGCACCTGCACCAACTTGTGTAAAATCTACTCTAACTCTAGCATTTGTTGCGTTTGTAGCAGTAGTAGAAGTAGCCTGAAATACTGTTCCAACAGTATTGTTAGCAGCACCTAATGTAGTAAAGTCAAAATCACTACTATCTACAATTTGATAGTATTCGTCAAGAACAATATTATTTGTTGTTACATCAGGGTTATACCAAATTTGATATTCTATGCCATCTTCCATATCAATAGCATCAATCATTTTACCACCCGATATTCTACTGTATCTTGATTCAAACTGATACAGTACATTATTACCTTGGAATTTACCAATTGGTCCGTAATATCTATTACTGTAGCAATAAATTCTTTGTAAAGAACTACAGTTTAAAAACTTATAATCTCCTGCTGGAGTATATAATAGTCCGTCATCTGTGATACTGCCGCCTCGTTGATAATGATTATAAAAGTTTCTTAATGTAGTTTTTCCTGTTAGATTTGGATTGTTAATACCCTGATTATTTCCAATATTGATGTAATCAATATCGTTACTATCAATTCTAAAATTAGGTTCAGTTATACTATTAGCATATAAATTAAGCACTCTTAGATTTGGTAATGACATTAGACTATCTGGTATATTATCAAATTGATTACGATATGCATAATAATTTCTACAAGTTATATGTACTTCGGGTAAAAATCCATCTGGGTCTGCACTATCTCTACCAAAAAAGTTTCTTGCTCCGCCTCTACTGTGACTGTTTAAATTAAGCGTAACTAGTTTAGGTAATCCTGTTGTTAAATCTGCGACAGTTCCTGTTCCACCTGCATCAGTGCCTGTTGCAGTAAATGTTTGGTATAGAGCATTTGTTCCAGCACCTACTGTTGCAAAGTTTGAAACTGCTCCACCTTGACCGTCGTCTAATGTCAATATTGTATACTGTCTTCCAATTACAAGATTTCCGTCTGTAATTGTATCTGGTTTAAAGTTCCCTGTGATAGAACCATTGTATGTGTTTCCAAAACGTATTTCAGTTACAGTTTTTGGTATTCTATCAACAACTGCTTGGTTAAAAGATCTAAGATTTGGATCACCACTTAACTCCATATTATTTTCACGTATATCTAACAATAGTAGATTTGGTGCAAAAACAGTAAAGTCTGGCATTGTTTTAATTAAGTTCCTGTATATGTATATGTACTGTAAACTTTCCAAAGAAGCCAATGGTAGTTCTTCAATACCAACTGCATATAACGGAAGTGTTCGAATATTGTTTGGATTATGATATATTTCGATATTTTTACTTGCAGCCCTAGTGTCTCTATATCTTAAAAAACTTCGAGTAGTATCAGATCCACCAACGTTCTCATATTCTCTAGTTAAGTATTCAGCAGTATTGTTGACAATTCTCCAACTTACTGCACCTCTATTAACTAATCTTAGATCACTATCAAGATTTCTAAAGAAACCTTTAAACACCAAAGGAATACCTTTCATAGCATAAAAATATAAAGTACTACCGTTTAGTTCTATTTCTATTTTGTGTGTCGGAACTTCAGAATCCCTAAAACGAACTGCGATTGGAGGATCTAATAATTCAATTTCAGGTGTTTTTACAGGCCCATCAACTTCTACAGCACCACCATAAAAAATAGGACTTATTTCTGTAGAGTTTGGACTGTCTGGAGAACTCCAACTAGATATACGACTTGTTGAAATATCTGCATATTTTAGTGTTATATCGTCTGCTTTATCAATATATTGATACTTAATACTTGCAGCACCTAGCTGTCCATTAATAGTTAGGTTGCCTTTTAAAGGCTCTGTTGTTCCTGCTGTTTGATCAATAATACTTGCATATTGTTGTGTATCAGTATAAAGTTTAGTTAGATATGTTTGTACTGGAACATTAAGGCCACTAAGAGCTCTAACATCATCTGCTGTAATGCCTAAGTCGCCTGCTGCACCACGAATAACATCTAAGTCTTTTATGTCCACGCCTATGTTTGCTAGAGCTTGCGTATTGTTAACAATATCTGCTAGGTTTCGGTTTACATTAAGTCCAAACTTTAATTCGCCTTCAACTGCCATTTGTTTATGCTTCCTTAGTTGTAATACTTACGCTTACAAGATTTTCGTCATTGTTTTCTAAACTTCTTGCTGTTACGAAAGTTGCTGTTGTATTTAACACTCCCGGCGATATGGTTGTTCTATCTGGGCCATAAACACTATCTAGTTTAAATGAGTTACTTTTGTTTGGTGCAACATAAAGGGTATCTTTTAGTATACCTGGTCTTAAAGGTTGAACATTTTGTACATCAACACTTGTACTTGCTAATCTTTCTTTTTCAAGATAGTTTGCAGCAGGAACATTAGTTAAAGAACTTCCGCTTGTAACAATTTCTATGCCGTCATTTGTAAGCCACTCTGGGCTAAATGCTCTTGTTGTTCCATTAATAAACTCAGTAATAGTAATATTATTTACTTCGGCATTGTCGCGCATCCATATAGTTGCATACAATGGTTTTGGTTGGAAACTAAAGATTTTTGATTTTGAAATATATTTTCTATCGTCGCCAGTTAATGATTTATCTTCAATTCGAATTGGACTTAGTTTTAAGGTAAACGAAGCATTTTGAGGGTCGCCGCTTATTGGAGCATAATATGCAATAGCTTGACTTTGAGCATTTGCAATATAGTCGTCAATTTCGCCGGTAAAGAATAATCCACTTGAATTATCTCCTATACCAAACTCTCCTCCTGTTAGTAAAAAGTCGCCTAATAGTTCACTTGGCTCTGACTCCCAAATAATATAATGTCCATCTTCTTGTTGTGTAACAGGATTAACAGTTTGATAGTTAACTTGGAATTCAAGCCTGTCATCTATAGTAATTGTTACGCCAGAACAAACTCCAGAATCTGCACCTGCTGGTCGAGGCAATCTATAATCAATATCTAATCTAACACCTGCTGGTGAATCGCCTTCATTTTCTTCATAGCCGTCTCTGTCTCTATATATACTTGACTGTGTAAACTCTGCATATAGTACATCGCCTAATGCAGGATCATCATTTGTTATACCATCCTTGCGTTGAAATTTTAATTTTTCAACTGGTGTACCTTGTGGATTTAGTTCTGAAACTAGTACTGGTTTCTTTTCTGTTACTCCAACTATAAATTCACAAAAATGACCAAAAGACTCTCTTCTTACAGGATTTAAAAAATTAATATCAAAAGCATTTCCTGTAATAGGATATGTTGCTCCTGCTACAGCATCATAATAACTTGTAAATCTAACTTGTGTTAGGTCTAATGTAGTAAGCTCTACAACACCGTCTATTCCTCCTGCTATACGCACTTCTTGTGGTAATACATCAGGAGCCTTAACGTAAAGGTCTTCTAAACCAATTCTTTGAAAAGTACCACCATCTTCGCCTGATGGATCTGCATATGTACTGAATACTCCATCAACAATCAATTTTGCATCATCATCAATAGTTCTTAATATAGGATACCCTGCGGCAGTACCTCCACTAACGTAATCACCATATAAACTACTGTCAACCGCGAGAGTTAAATTAGCATCTGTGTAAAGGCCAAATGTAGTATCACTGAATACATAAACATAATACTCGTAAGTATTAACTTCAGTCATACCAACAACGTCTTCAATAGTAACTTTTTGTTTATCGTAGTATCCGTGTGCTGTTGCAGTAGTTACTGTTGCATACGAATCTTTAGTAATATTAGTTATAGCAATTGGATCTTGTGGATTAATAGTAAAGTTTTGTCCAGAAGCATCAACGTTAATACTTCTAATTTGTCCATTTTGAGTTGCATGTAAACTAGGACTATAATGATGTCCAAAGCCAGGACATCCGTCAATCTCTCTTACTTCTAGTTGTGTTAATTGATCTGCATCTACTTTTAAATCTACAGGGTACACGTTCTTTTTATTTGGCTTTGCAATACCGTCTTGGTTTCTAATAACTTGCTTAGGATATATTCCTAAAATACTATTATCTCTTGCAGCATTTACTGGCTTGCTATCTGCAGAATAAGTGTAAAATTTACCTGCTGAATTATCACCACCGTCAATATAACACGAAGCACCATACTTATACAAGTATTGTGGAGTTCTAACACTTGAAGTATCATTAATATCTTGTAGATATAAGAATTTAAAATAAGGATCTTGCAAACATGGTTCGCCTAATTGGTTTTCGATTGTTAATGTGTGTATTAACACCCATCGTGCATCTCCATTGTCTACAGGAACATATGCATAAAATTTTGCACCAATAGCACCGTACCAACCAAATTCAATTTTATACATAGTAACTTTAGTTGGATCAAGTAAGTATCCACTACGTCCATTACCATTTAACGGATCACCATTAAAGAACTCTCTTTGAATAACTAGTTCGTAAAATTCATCTTCGCTATACGGTTCTCTAGATTGAACAACTACTTGATCTTCAGGTTGGAAGCCCATATTATTTAATACTTCGTTTGGAAGTCTAACAGTACTACGTCTAACAATGTTAAATTGTGGACCTCTAATTTGAAACACATATTGATCAGTAGGATTACCTATTCCCCATTCTATAATATTTTCTAATGATGCTTCGTCACGTGAGCAACGGAAACCATATGTAAATCCTGAAATACGTCCTGGCTGATATCTGTATGCTTTTTTACTTGTTAATTGTCCGTAATATTTGTTAGTACTGCTTGCACCTGGACGAGTGTTTGTAGCGTCATATCCGTCTGGAAATTTAATAGGCTTACCTGTGCCAGGATGTAGCAATAAACTATCACGCATATCCATCCATGCTTGACACCATACTTCTATTAGGTCATATCCGTATTGCTCGTCTTCAGGGTATATAATTTCATCATCTTGTTCGTAAACTAGAGCAGGATCTAAGAAATTATTTTTAGCAAAATCAGGATACACGCCAGTAAATTCTTGGAACATAATATTTCCAAGTTCTACAAATTTTGTATACCTTGCCCATTGCTGAACATTGTAGTTAGGATAGTTTGGGCCATTTGGTGCAGTAAATGCTACAGGAAAACTTTCAATTGTTAATGCTTGTTCATTAATATTTTCTACAAGGCGAGTATAATAATGGTCGCCATAAATTTTATTGTTGCGTCTATACCATCCGACCGGACGTCCAAATACGCCATTAAATTGATAAAACTCCCATTCTTCAGGATTACGACCATATGTTGATACGTCTGAGAATAAACTTAACTGTACTTCGCCTCTAGGTATACCTAATAATGTTGTAGAAACTTCCGATGTTTCAGCAAATATTTCTTGTATACCTAAAGATGTATCAGGTGCTTCGTTGTTTACTACAACACTTAAAGAGTTTTCTGCTTTAGATAATGCTTCTACAGGACCTTCTTCTTCTGTTACAAGGATATTCCCATTACTATCACGTAGAGGAACACCTTGTACAATATCATAAAGCGGAACAAGGGTTTTAACTGTAGGTATGGGTATAATATCATGACCTATCTTAATCTGAGGCATGGATTATTGCTCCTCCCATGTAAAGCTCGCACTTAACGAAACCTGTGTATCAGTTGTAGCTGTTTGGTTACTATATGCTGCTAACCAAAGTGTTGCGATCTCGTCAGTAAGTGGATAACTTATATACTCCTTATTATAATCAAAATATGTTGCTAAGTCAAATTCTTCTGCACCTGGTGCAATGTAGTAACTTGCTAAAGAAATACCTGTTCCTGGAATAGGTGCTTGCGCTCTTAGTGCTACTTCTACAGAACTTAAACGTTCTTTTTCAAATGTAGTTTCGCTTGGATTTAATTCATTTCCATTTGGATCAAAAACACCGTCTTTTAAGAAAGTTGCGCCCGATGCAAGAACTAGTGTACCGTTATAAATTTCAGTTGGATAAAAATGATATGCATCACTTTCTTTTTCTAATCTACCCAATACATTAATTAATGTTTCACTGCCGTTTAGACTTGCTAAGAACCAACCATAAGTAAAGTCACCGTTTTCTTTTAAATAAGTGATGTTATCTACAGGAATAGTATAACTTGCGTTTACATCAGATTCTGCTGTAACACTAAGTGTGCCAACTGTTTGTACATTATTTTGATATATTGGTGTTTTAAGTAATGTTAGTTTAGCATTAACATTACCTGAAGATCCTACACTTAAACGTGTTGGATAAACCTGTACACGGTTACGCACATCATCACCGTCACCTGATACAATATTATCTTTAGTTTTTAAACCGTATACCAGTGCTGGTCTGTCAACAATAACACTTAATGAACTAACTTGGCTAATTGGTTTGTTCAAATACAAGTAACCGTTTGCTGTATCAATCCAAACAACTTTTACGTTTTGGTCTTGTGAGTTACCAGTAATAACTTGTGCGCCAATATAAAATGTACTTACTACTGGAGCTTCTCTGTTTCCACTATCAAATGGTCCACGGTTAGTAACTTGTATGTAAGGTGATACTGGATCGTCAGCATTTGCACTGTCTACTCCTAGTGTATATCTCGATCCATTTATATCAGTTGGTGTGTCTGAACTATGATTAAACAATCTTACAGTACCACGGTCACCACCATCAATATAGTATGAAGCACCATACTTAACAAGGAACTCTGAATATGTACCATATGGATTAGCAAGTCTTGAGCTATTTGCTATACCAAATCTATTTTCACTACCACCGCCATAAACTAGATATGTAATTGGAAGTGTTGCGTTACCTAGCGAAGATATCTTCAACTGGTTTGAACAACGTAGATGGTGTACTCTTACCCAACGAGCATCACCGTTGTCTACAGGAACATATGCTAAGAATAGAGCACCAACCGCACCATACCAACTAAATTCAACTTTAAGCATAGTTACCTTACTAAAGTCAAAGTCCCAAACTGATGTTTGCTCTGCTGCTACATCACCGTTTCTAAATACTTCACCTGCACGTTTGTCTAGTACATTATCTGAATAAACTGCTGTACGTGTTTGTCCATCTAGGGCATCACCACTAAATCTTGATCTACCTACTCTATATTCATATACGCTAAAGTAAGTTGGATCTACGTTATCTCTAACCCATGTTTTATATTTAAAGTTAAGATCGTCAATTTGTGTTTTTAGTTGTGCTGCATTTTGTGCAGTATCAATAGCAGTATCAATAAATCCTGCTGTAATTGAGTTTGCATCTGCAGGTAGTGTTCCTGTATCTGTGTACATATATGGGAACATACCGTCATAACGTCTTTGTCCTAGTGTCCACGCTGGATCAACATCTTCGTATACGTTAGGTACAATAAACGGAACAGGTGTTTCAATGTAGTGTGGCCCGTTGCCTGTTGCTGTTATATCAATTACAGCATCGTCTGGGTTAACGTCAAACTCATTAAATCCTGCTTCTGTTGGATCTCTTAACTGTATTACAGTACCTTTAGGTCCAGTTACATTTGCAACGAAGTATGTCTTACCATTTACTAAGTCTGGACAATCTCCATAATAGTTTACGTAAGAACCTATGATAACTGGTTCGCCTGCATAAGCAATAGCATTGTTGTCTACATCAAGTTTTGCTGGTGCCTTGTATTTCTTCTTAAGTAATGAAGGATCATAAACTGCTGCATGAACCATTATTAATCCATCACGTAAAATAACTAAATCGCCAAACTGTCCTGCTGAGCCAAATTCTACAGAACCTGTGTATTCGTTATTAAAGTTGTTTATAATAATTGTTGCTAGATCTGTTAATCTAACTTTTTGTGCATCGCTTAGTGCAAAGAATGTGCAAACATCAGTATAACCTGATAGTGAAAACGTAGTTTGTGTTCCACTGAATACTTCACCCGGTTGTTGTCCTGTCAATAACCATAATAAGTATTTGTGTCTTTCAACTTCTGCAACAACACCATTTCCGTCAGTTTGTGAATAAACTTTTAGCTCGCCATCTGAGTAATATTTCTTAGCATTATACGCTGTGGCTGCATTGCCACCGTACTGTAAGTCACTAGCATAACCTCTAACAACATACTTAACATCTCTTAAACACTTAAATTTAAGAACATCTTCGTATGCTTGTGCATCTGCGTATGAAAATCCTTTTTCTGCATTTACAAATTGAGTAGCATCGTATGCTAAACTTTCACCAATTAAATAACCTAGGTACTTGTCATAAACGCTAAAGATTGTATCAAGTTTTGGTTTTTGACCATATGTTGCTGCTGCAACCTGTGCTTGTGTGATAGCACCTGTAGTTCCATCAGGTCCTGGTACTGGAGGATACTTACTACCCGGAGTACCATTTTTAGTTACTGCTTGAAGCATATATGCTGCAAGGTCTGCTACTTTATCTCTAGCTTCTAATTCGCCTAATTTATATAATTCGTCTCTTAGCACATAACGGAAGTAGTAGTGTGTTTCGCCTTCACGTTCTGCATCTAATAATAATGCTGTTTGATACGTAGTAGCATTTGTAATTGTATGACCATTACCGCCCCAACGCAAGTCAGCAATATATGCATCTAGTGCAAATTCTAAGTCACGTAAACATTTAACATCATCTGTACTGCTTAGATTAATTGGAGCAACTGTGTCTAATATTGTTTGCTTGTTTGCATCAATAGCATCTGCTGCGTCAGTTAATGAACCGGCACCTCTCCAACTTCTATCTGGTACATCTCTGTTACCAGGCAAGCTCTTAATAATATCGCCTTCCTTGATAACACCTAAAATAATTGCCATCAAATCTGTTGCTTTTTTAGCTTCTGCAATAGTACCTACATTTGCAGTATTTTGTGATTGACTGTTTTGTGTGTAACCACTATAAGCTGTTGCACTTGCACTTGTTGCAATAGTGTTTGCATCTGTGTCAATTGCTGTTTTAGCATTTGTTAGTGAAGCAGCCGCCCATGATGTATCTGGAGTAACAACTGCTGGTAAACCTGTATCGTTTTCTGCATCAATTGCATCTACAACAATTTGCACAAGAGCTTCTGTCGCTGCACCGTCTGCTATGTCTGCATCAGTACCTGAAGTAACCTGTGTTACTGTATTACCTGGTGAACGTGTAATAGTAGTTCCTTCAACAACATCACCAATAATTGCTACTAGTCTTTCATATGCTGCAACTGTTTGGTTTTTATGCACATCTGAAGTTTGAGCAAAGTCTTCGTAGAAGAAGAACTCTGTTGCTTCTACAGTAGCAAAGTTACCACCGTAACACATATCGTGTGCAACTGCGTTTGCTACAAACAACACATCACGAGTACATTTTGCAACTGGGTGTTTTGAGTTAGGATACTGTTGTTCTACCCAAGCATTTATTTCTGCTGTTAAGAAATCATAGTTTGCTTGAATTTTATCTTTACATGCTAATTGACTTGCTGTACGTCCGCTTGATGGATTTGTAAATGTAATAGCTTTTAAGAAATCAATTTGTTTTTGCTGTGTTTCTGAATAGTATTCAACACGAGTATTTTGATCTGCTGAAACTGCTCTTAAATTGTCATAGAATGTGTCAACTTCTAAATCTGCTGTTGCATCTACACCTGCTAATGCTTTAACTTGAGTTTCTGTGTCATTAATTGCTCCAACAACTCTAGCCCATGGTGCAGTAACACTGCCATCAGCTGAACTTAGTGCTGCACTACTATCTTCAGGATATTCAGAACTGTTAGACTCTGCAAGCCCTAAGAAAGTTGCATGATAGTTAGTACCTAGTGTAATATCGTAACCAACACCTTCTAGTATGTACTCCAAGTCTCTAGTACAACGTGCTTGCGGAGCGTATGCTTGCCCTAAGATAATATCGTCGATTACACCTTTTAAGTGCTTATATGCAAGAACAGTTTGTTCTGTAACTGCTAGTGTTTGATCACTTTTGCTAAATCCATCGTAAAAGAAGAAACGTGCTGCGTCATGTGTAGCACTGTTACCGCCATATAATACATCATATGCAACTGCTTGTACTGCAAACAATACATCTCTTTCGCACTTGGCTTCAATTTGTCCTGTGTGAGATGAAAAGTAGTTTCCAATGAAACTGTTAACTTCTTCTGTTAAAAAATCTAAGTTAGCAAGAATTGCATCTTTAGCTGCAATTTGTCCTGCTGTTGCACCACTAGTTGGGTTTGTATATGTAATACCTTTTAAGAAGTTTATTTGTTCTGTTTGTGTTGCAGAACTATAGTCTACTTTAGTTGGACCATCTACACAAATTGCTTCTATCCTATCAAAATAGATATCTACTGCTGCATCACCTGTTGTATCTACACCATCTAGTGCTTTAACTTCTGACCTTGTATTAGCAATAGCAGTAATAACTTCTGCAGGAAGTGTATTATCATCTTGATACTCATTTGAGTTCGCTTCTGCTAGACCTTGGAATGTAGCATTATAGTTTGTTCCTAGTGTTATGTCAAGTCCTGCACCATCTAAGAAATAGCCTACATCTCTGTGACACTTAACTGCTTCATTTTGTATAACAGATTTTTCAATAATACTGAATCTATTTTCGCTTAGATATTTTGTAGCAGTTGGATATTGATTAAAATTACTTGCTTCTTGTGCTGGCGGCTTACCACCTAGTGCATGATCTTCTAACTGTTCACCTGCTTGATTACCAAACGGCAATGGATTAACTCTAATAATAGATTGTGTACGTCTTACTACACGGAACTGGTCGCCTTCGCCTGTGTCGCTTGTTTCCCAATAGTAACCATCAAACTTATCAAAAATACCGTATTTGTTTACGCCCGGATTACGAATCTGTGGACGCTGTTCACTTCCTAACACATCGCCTTGGTAGCTTGAACTTTTAATACCAAAGGTTGCTGCAGAAACACGTCCTGGCTGATAACGGAAAAAACGCTTGGATGTTAATATTGCAACTTCGTCTGGTGGAGCAATTACCATTGCACCTGATTCTTCTGGCAAGTGCTTAACTCCCCATCCTAAGTTACCGCCTATTCCTGAATACTGCGGTAGTGTGTTAGACACTTCGGAATACTCTAATGGCTCCGAAGACCATTCTGTTGGGTTAACATCATATGTGTTAACATCTGCAAAAATACCTAATGCAACTTCTGATCTTGGAATACCAAGTAACGAAAGTGCAACTTCTGATTGTATTTTATTCTGTTCTACAACAGGAATAGCTGTTTGGTCTGTTGCAACAACAACTGGAATACTCTTTGCCGCAGGTTGTGCGCCCGGAGTAACTGGTGTTGTTCGACCAACGTTTACTACTGATGTGTTATTGTTTATATTGTTCAAGCTAGACATTAGTTAATTTTCCCTTTGACGACTACAAAATTATTTTGTATTAGTATTCTTCCTGTTGTTCCGTTTGCTACATCTGTTATATCACCAAACGTATCACCAAAATCAATACTTACAGTCTTGTTAGTAGTATTTATTGCTGTTATCTCTCCGTCCTGTGATGCATTGGGTGGAGTTGTTGCGTGATTTTCGAGTCTGATAATTGTTCCTATAGTTAATCCAGTCAAGTCATTTACTGTTACAACAAACGGCCCTCCTGGTTGTTGATTACCTTCTGATACAATACTTGCTGTACCATTGTAAACATATTCTGTTGCAACAATTCTGTATACTAAACCTTGTGAATTTGGATTAGCTGCACTTAGTGATGCATAGTTTGCTCTACCAAGTAAATCATTTACTTTTGCTTGCGTAATTCTAAAAGCAAAATTACCCTGTTGCATGTCGGCTGCTGATTGTATAAATTCAGCATATGGATTACCTACAATATCTTCTGAATAATCTGTTGAAAGTTCTTCAACATTGTTAGTTTTTACTAGTTCATTTATAAACATTGTAAGACGTCCTTGATTTGCTGTAAAATCAAAGAACTGGCCATTTTCTTGGTATACATATTGTGTACTATTGTAATCTGCATTTTGTTCTATTTGAATATTAACTTGATCGTATTCTGAATTCAATACATCTGGATTTTGTATAAACTCGCCTGCTGCACCAAGTATAACGTTTGGAGTAAGAATAATTTTACTTGCGCCATATGCAAATATACCCGAACCACAGTCATCAACTACATTAGGACTTACAATTCCTTTTTGTACTGCACCAATACTAACTGGTCCTGGAAACCCTCTAAATGTATTATGAGCTATTTTAACATTCCTACATTCGTCAAAGAATACAGGACCATATCCCTCATATACATATGTTAGTGTTCCATTTGTTATTTCGCAATTTAAAAGTGTAAGGTCTTGTGTAATTGAAGGGTCAAAGCTGTATACTCCTCCACCAATTACATTTTGTATTTCAACATTTTCGATCAATATATCTTGACCATACATATGAACTGCATAGTTTAGATACGGATTTGCAATGTCTGAAGCAAGGAATTGGTTTACAAAGTTTCCATCAATTCGAAGATTCTTAAGACTTACATTTTTAAAACTGGTATAATTGTCGTCATCTAGTCTAATTATTGAGTTACTTGCTGTTGCAGTATTCATTGACCATGGAGTTTTAATTAATTGAGTTTGATCGCCTTGACCATAAAAAGTAAAATCTGATGGTAAATTAAGTTCTTTAACATAGTATGTTCTATTTTCTAGTTCAACACTGTTTCTGTTTTGTGATTTAGCTTGATTAATAGATGCTTGAAGATTTATAGTATCGTCAATAACAATGCTTGTCGAAGCTGAACTTGATACAAAACTATCATCTAGTTCAAGTTGATTGTTATCAAGGTCGATGCTAGTAATTCGTGTGTCTATCCAACCTTTTACAGGATTAGCAGGCGGAACGAGCGGAACATGTACTACTCCACTAGTTTCAGTAAATGCATTTGTAAAATCTTTGCCAGCCCAATCTACTCTATCAAAATCATAATAGTCAGTCCACTGTATGTTACTTAAATTTGCTTGAAGTTCTTTTGGACCTAATACATAAATTAATTTATGCTGTACTTCTGCACCAACTTTTCTGTAAACACAGATTGCGTGGTTAGCACTTTGTCTACTCAATGTTAATTGCACATTGTTGTTATTGTTAAACCCGCTTAGTGCTGCACTTGGAAGATCAACAATAGCACTAATTGTTGCTGAACTAATTTTACCTGTTGTTATGTCCATTTGTGCAATTCGATAATCAAATGGTGTTTCGTCGCCAGCATCTGGCTCTCCAAATCCAACTGCTGCTACCGCTAAAGATAGATTTGTTGTTGTTTGATCTAAAGGTGGAATAGGAAGATTATCCTCATCAAGCTCTGTTGGACTTGCATTATATAATCTTACATATTGATTTGCTTTAAAATAGGATATATCGTTAGCGTTAACTGTAACAATATTTGTTAATGTATCTGTTAAAGTTTGAACTTGTAATAACGCACTTGTATCAAATGTTTGATCTACGTCAATTGATCCGCTAACTAAAAGATTACCGCGAATACTTACACCACCGTCAACACTTAATGCACCAGTATCAAAGTCTAATGCACTTTGAGTACTATTAATTTTAACATCAACACCTTGTGCAATGTTTAATAGATTCGCTGATAGTGTTGCACTTTCAATACCACCGGTTGTAAATGTAAGTGTATCTTCGTCTGCACCAGCAGATGATTCAGTGGTAATTGTAGTATCTTGGTCGGCATCTTTAACGCCTCCTAGGCTACCCCAATATGTTCCGTCAAAGCCTTCATATGCATTTAATTCTGAATTAAATCTAATACCGCCTGCAGGTATAGTTCCTCTTTCTGCTGTGGTTCCTGATGGAATAACAACTGCATTAGTTCCTAAAATACCTAAATAACCTGTACCTTTTGCATTTATAGTTACATTTGTATTATCTGAAGTTGATGATATTGTTGTACCTGAAAATGACAATCCTTTGATACTGTTTAATTCAACAAAACTAAAGTTTCCAGAACCATCTGTAACTAGATAATCATCAGCATTACCGTCTGTAATACTTAAATCTAACAATGATGTAGGTATAACAGGCTTATCAGTTAGGTCATTATAACTTACTGCACCTGCTTCTGGTAGTGTTCTGTATTCTAAATCTCCACCACTATTAATAGTTAGGTACTGACCTTCAACACCGTCGTTTGCGATTTTTAATTTTATTTCAGATACAAAATCATCTTGAATTTGATTAAGACCAATTGTACCACTTAATTCTAAGAAATTAGATGCACCACCGCCTCCGCCAGTGCCTCCTGTCATTGTTATAAACTGTAGGTTACCAGCGCCGTCTGTTGCAAGAACTTGACCTGACTGACCTTCTACAACATCCAACTCGTTAACGCCAACAGTATTTGCTCGGATTTGAGCAGTGCTTGCTGTTCCGCTTAAATCGCCTCCAACAACAGGATCTTGTAAAGGTATGTTTTGAAAACTAATTATTCCAGAGCCGTTTGTTGTTAAAACTTGTCCAGATGAACCATCTAATATTCCAAGCTCTAAAATTGTACTTGGAATAGCTGGTTTATCGCTTAGTTCTTCGTAACTACCAGTAAATTCGGTGTCTTGAATTACAATTCTCTGTGCTTCAACTGTACCAATTGCACTAATGTTTAGTGCATTTACAATACTACTGCCAGTTAATAAAAGATTGTCACCTTCGGGTAATTCACGAAACTGGTTTCCGTTTGTGGTGTCTACTATAATTGGATATCTATTTGCCATTCGAATTAATCCTGTTTTTTATATTTATCGGAATCCGTTACTTTAGGATTTCCGTTAATCTTTACTTGCAAACGAGGACCCCTGTTTGCAATAACTGTAGTTCGTTTACCGTTTTCGTGTACAAAACTTTTGCCCTGTTTTCTTTTACTACTAGACATTAGACTCTACCTACTACAACTTCAACAATGCCTTTTCCGTCATCGTCTTTTGTTCCAACTGCTTTACCAATTACTCTGCCTATGCTTGGATTATTATCTACCATTGCATATCCTGGTATTGCACTTGTTACAAGCATATCACCTTTAGAAACTTTACCGATTACTTTACATGGTACACGACCTTGTAATGCAATGCCAGTAACGTGATCTCCTTCTAAATGTGAGTTCATTAAATAAGCAGGATTAGTTGTTACAACACCAGCAACACGATGGTCGCCTTTTGTATTAGTTACAGTAACTTCTGCATCACCGCCAAATACTAGTACTGTTCCTGATTCGTATTCTGCATCACCTAAATAGTTTTCTGCCAAGTCAGCATATTGTGCTTGTGTTGCTGTACCATAGAATGTAGTAGCATACATTGCTTGGAATTTTTTACTTGCAGTGCCAACAGTATTAGTGCCGTCATTGCCTCTATTTAAAATGTTGTTAGCAATTACATCTCCGCCAATAAGTGCATCATTAGCAAACCATGCATCACCTGTTTCTTCATTAAGTATAATTTTATACGAATCAAGTGTGCCACTGCCGTTGTTACCAGTATTTGTAATTCTAATTAAATCTCCAGACGCTGCTGCTGCTGTTGTTGGATTGTTACCTGTTTTTGCACCCCAATCAGTACTTCCTTTGGATGCAATATAATATAGTGTATCAATATTGCCAGCATTGTCTGTTATTTCTGTAGCAGATCCTACTTGGAAACCATTTGTAATTTCGATGTCGTCTACATAAAGAGTTTTGTATCTATTATCATCTGTACCAATATCGTATGTAGAATCAAGATCTGGGAATGTACCAGTACTATCAAAAGTAAATGGTATCTTAACTGTATTGTTGCTGCTGTCGCCGACTACAAATCCAATTTGGCCTTCACCGCCACCTGCTGCACCATTACCTAGTGCAATACCAGTACTTGCTAGTCCCTTTTCTCTCGGAGTTTCAATAAAGGAAGTATACATCCAATCAGCAGCAATAAATGGACTAGTTGCTGCAATCTCTGAAGCTTCTTGAAGTGTGCTGCGAGTAAAGTTATTTGCTACTTGTACAGTTCCATCTCCGTTTCCGGTATTGTTTGCAATAAATGTATCGCCAACTTTCCAATCGCCATTAGCAGATCTTTGATCAGCTGCTGCAACACAATTATTCCAGTTGGTAGGGGTTTGACCTACATCGTCGCCTAACGAAAGGATTTCATACATAGTACTTGCTGTTAGAGAACTAGCAGAAATTTCATTAGGATCTCCCATTTTACCAATATTAACGTTTCCAGGAATCTTAACATCGGGTCCAAATCCATCAGCAGTCATATCACCTGCTGCTGATAATATAAGTCCACCTTGTATATTGCTGAGTTTTAAACCATCAGCTGTAGTAGTTGTAAGAACTGTTGGACTAGAACCTGTTCCAATTTTATAACTGTCAGCAGTAATACCACTGTTAGTATCAGTTTTTACAACAGAGTTTTTAGCACCTGCTGTGGTAAATGGTGCAACTCGATAACTGTCGTTACCAGTACGTTCCATTATACCTGCTGTTGCATAGTCAGCTGGTGATGCTAGATCGCCATTAATATCTACTGTATTGAAGTTATCATGTTGTAGGCCGTTGCCTTCATCAACTACTGTATCAAATGTTACTTCAGCAACATTTGCACTTGACGCTGCACTATTACCTAATACAGTATCACTACCAATTTTTTTAATTTTATCTAAAGTAATACCGTTGTTTTTTAATTGTACATAACCTCTAGTAACTCTAAAGTTGGCAAAGTCAAATGTTGATAAACCTAGCTCTGCTTGGTTGTTTTGTCTTGTAACTGTACCCTTTGGTAATGTAGAAGTACTTATTACACGTTTTACAGTACCGGTTGTAGTAGCACCTACACCTGTTAATACTGCTACAAATGTTTGGTTAGCAACATATGTATCTCCAGTAGTTCCTGCTGCATTATTCCATTGTGTTTGTGTTGTATCACCTAGACTAACAATTTGATATGTATATCCTTGTACAATGTCTGCAATGCTTTCAGTTGGAATATCTGTTTGAACTGTTACAAAGTTATCTGCTTCTTGTAGATATAATTTAGACTGTTCAATATCAGCTGCTATATTAACATCAGCATTTACAATAACTTCTGGATTGATCTGCATGTCAAAGTATGCTGTAGGTGTATCCAATATAGTTGGAGTACCTGCTTGATCGTCGTTTTCTAATCTACGTGTAGTTAAAGATATGTCACTTACAGGTTGTGTGCCGCCTTGGCCATCATCAACAAATGGTTCTTCTGAAATATTAATCATTTCAGCAAACGGCCCTGTAATTACTAAACCATTACGTGTGCCACTTGTAGTGATGCCAGTTAGATTTCCGTCAACATCAAATGTTCCGTCGCCGTCATAGATCGGTGTTGGATTTTCGTCTGGTGTAACTAGATCGTATGAATCTGGTCCTGCTTCAAAACTTACAACAATAACATTACCTATCGAAATATCTAACTTAGAGTAGTTGCCTACAATTTTACCAAAGTTTTGAGATCCTGTAACGTCAGTTAAATATTTTCCAACTCCAAATGTTGCATTTACACCTAGCTCACTTGTTTCTGATGAGATGTAAATGGTTTTAGTATTGGTAAATCCTAAGAACTCGTTTGTTGTGGCGCCTTCGTTTTCAACATCTCTTAGACTAGTTGCTGCTGCATATTCTTGAGTTTGTAGATCAACATAGTCTCTGTTTACTGCTGTTGTTCCTGGTGTACTATTAATGTCAACTGGAGCAATGTTTTCAATGGTGTTACCATTCATTTTCAAGTTGCCTAACATCGGAACAGCACCATTCTGTGTAATCACTGATGGACCTAACGGATTTGGAACAGAATTACCAGCTTGGTCGTAACCTAAACGTCTACTTACATAACCACGTACTGCTGATTCTGTTGGAACAGTATCGTCAGCATTATCGCTCATTGCACTGTCTGTTGAGAATTCAGTAACAACAACACCACGTTTAAATCCAATACCGTCAACATCTGAAAGTGCAATACTTGCCGCAAATGTAACTGTACCTGTACCTTGGTCAACTGTAAAGAATCTTCCAACTCGGAAGAAACCATCTTGGTCAGTACTTACATAGAACACACGACCTTTGTTACGTTCTTGTATTTCATTTTCTTGTAATGGTTGTGTGGAAGGGAAACCTAAAATAACATTCGGATAGTTACTTTGGTTAAACGATCCTGTACCAATATCAAGGAAGTCGTGGCCTGTTGCACGACAAGTTGAAATATCAATTGTAATTGTAGCAGGTGAACCATCTTGCAAGCCCGCACGTAGTGTAATGGTTCCTGAAAAGCCTTGTGTGAGTGGTCTAACAATACCAGTTGCCTGGTTTGTAATATTTGACTCTCTAATAATTTGTGCTGATGGAATTACAGGATCACCATTTTGATCTACCATTGCAGTCCATGAACCAGTAGCTGGATCTGGATCTGCTGGATCACCTTCCCAAACTTCTAAAGCACCAGTTGTGTTAAAGTTTACACCACTCCACTCGTATAATTTGATTTCGTCTGCTCTATTGCCTGCAATTTTAACAACACCCCAAGCAGTTTGATTTCCTACCTGTCTAATTCTTGCTTCTGAAATCCCACCTAGATAAGATACTATTCTTGGAAATGTTGTTCTTAGAGGAACATCTTCGCCGTTAACATCAACTAAGTCAAACGTTAATTTAACTTCTTCAATTTCTTTAAGATCAACTACTGCAAATAAATGATTTTCGTTATATACTTTTCTTTGATCATTATATAAGTTAGTTGTATCATTAAAAACAAATTCTCTATAGTTATATACATAATGTTTCTTACCATTCCATACAATAACTTTAGGAAGCTCACCAGTAAAATCATAATTTCTACTACCGTCAGTTAACCCTGATGGTCTGTAGTTTGCATCTGTTAAGAAGTTGTTATTAATTCTCCAGATGTCTCTAATTTCAGTTAGTTTATTAATTGCTATGCTTACATCACCTGTTGTGTTACCAAGTGTAGTTCCATTAATTGGAATTGATATTTGAGCTCCGTCAAAGTCTGCAGGTGTAAGATCAATTCTTTCTCTAGCAACATTTAATCTAATATAGTCATAGCCTGAATCAAAACCAACCAATGACTGATCAATATCTAACTCGCCGCCTGCAGAATCATTAGAACCAAAACTAATTGATCTATATGTGTATGCAAAGTCTTCTTGGAAATTAATTGCTGTACTTGGTCTAATAGTTAGATCGCCTGTACTTTCAATTTCAGAGAACGTATGTGTATTGTTTTGTCTAATTGTTAGATACTGTCCGGTTGGAATATCGGCTAGTAGACCGTCATTATCAAAAGTATCATTTGAAGTACTAAAGTTTGCCTTATACACTTGACCATTACGTAAAGGAGTATAGCCTGGAATTATATTAATATCACCAGAAATACTTAAACTTCTAATAGAACCAGTATTAATGCCTAAGTCAAAATTTTCTCTACTTTGATTAATTCTAGTAACTGTTACTGTAGCATCGTGATTTGGTGCAGCACCGTCAGTGCCGCCTAGTTTGCTGCCTTTAATTGTAAATGTGTCGCCAACTTTATAATGTTCACCTTTTTCATTATTGAATATAGCTACATTATATTTTCCACCTTCTGCTCTTACTTTTGTAATAATAATTTGTGCTTCTGTAACTGCTGTTACTGGGTCTGTTTCGTCTATTGTTCTGTTAGCTGGATCATATTCGCCAAATGCTGTAGGCGAACCCGATGGTCCTAAGTCAGCACAGTCAATTCTATATCCATCAACAGTAATTTCGTCTACAACTTCGATATTTGCTAGTTCATACCTTGCAATTCTATCTAAAGGTGTTGCACCATCAAAGTGATAATATTCAATTTCACCTTTGTTAGTTGGAATATGTTCTATTTCATACAAGTGTATTGCTAGTGATTCTTCTTTATTCTCATATGAAGTTGTGTCGAGTATAGCAATATCTACACCAGCTGCCGGTGTACCATTGATAATAATTTCTTCACCAACAGCATATGTTCCTGTAACATCTTTTAGGAATATCTGATTTCCTACTGTAGGGAATATTACTGTACCACTACCTGTGTTATTTGAGCAGGTAATTATATCATCAACTGCAACTGTTTGTTCTGTTGTTAATGTGAGTACAACCTGCGCACTAAATGTAACAGCACCTTGCACCATGTCATTTGTTGAAACAACATCATCTGGTACCTCGTTTGGATCACTACCTTCTGATACTAGTCCATAAACACCGTTAGCGTTTGAACCTGCTACAGAACGTATTTGTCCACCGTTACCTGCATAGTACGCTGTATGACAGTAGTATGTAAACATAGATACCATTTCAGACAAGCCGCCGTTGATAGTAACAAGACCGTAACCTAAGTCGTTAACTTGTGTAAAGTCGTTACCTAACTGTGATCGGTTACCAGCAGTTTGTAGTGTAATATCGTATCCGTCTGGATACAATACAATGTTGGTTGGGTCTGGCTCAAATCCTAAAAACTCTGTTACATTATCTGGATTAATCTTACCTGAACGTGCATCAAGTACAAGCGTTGCAGTAGCAGGACCGTTAATACCACCTCTGTCATATTCAATAATATCATTAACCTGATATCTAATACCGTCAATATAAAACGGTGCAGGTGTTTGTGGTTTTCTAATATACAAGCCCGAATTCTTTTCTGCCTCAACTCTTAATCTAAAGTTATTAATTTTACTTGTAACTTTCATCGGAGTGTTAGCACAGAAAGCATCAACTAACATACCACCTCTAAATGCTTGTCTGTTTAAAGTCTGAGAGAAACTTGAACCTGTTTGAATATATGGAGATTTAGTAAGTATTTGTCCTTCCGGATCAAGCACACACATAAATCCACCGTGACCTTGAACTGTCATATTACGCAAAATTGTTGCATCATTCATTAAGAACACGTCTAAGTCTGTTGACAATTTTGCACAGTTATAGTTTGTTTCGTCAGTAGTAACTGCTGGCTCAATAGCAAAGTCAAGTAAAGATACTTGTTTGTCTAGTATTTCTGAGTCTGCATCAATACCGTCCTCAACAACAAGATTTGTGTTGATGTATTGAACAGGATGTCCTGCTCCTCTGTACGGCTGAACAAAATTATCTACCCAAACTAGGTTGTTAACCATATCTTGCATCATTTGCAACATATTAATCAAAGAACCAGCAAGTACCTGATCTTCATCTGGATATTCTTGTAACTCAAAGAAGATATTAGCCTGAGCTTCTAATACATTTAAATTTTCGCCTTCTCGCAAGTCTTTTGTAATAGCGTCTACCCAAGCACCGACATAATTTCTATATCTATCTTTTGCTTGATCATTAAAACTAGGATTGAATACATTTATAAAGCCTGCAAAGTTTGCAGCAATTCTATACTCAATAAACGCAATAATTTCTTCTTGAATAAACTCTCTGTTCTTTTCAATTAGAGTTGCTGCATTTACATAGCTACCTGGATTATCAAAAGCAAGAGTACCTAATCTGTCAACGTTTTTAGGGGCACCTGGTTTAACTAGATAGTGTCGACCAAAGTAACCATCAACTTCACCTGTTAAAGGATTTGTGTATGCCTCGCCTGATGTTGGTAAGTTTGTATCAGCTATACCAGTAACACTAGTATTTGGATTACCAGTTAAGCCATCAAATTCTTGATCTCTATAGAAGTATGTAGAAGCCCAAGGTGACTGAGACGTTCTACGACGTGGTCTTATGATAACACGTCTAAATTCATCACCAACTAATGATACATTTGGTGGAACTTTAATTGGATAGTCTTCGTAGTATGTGCCTGTTTCTATCTTAATGGTAATATTTCTCTCGTTCACAATATTACCATACTCTAAATTTTCTCCAACAATAAACTCAATTGGTTTTAGTAGTTCCAATTCGACTCTGTCATCATCGGAACCTGGATTATTAACAGCATCAGCACCTGTGTAATAAGAAATAATTCTACCTAGTGCTCCGGATGTCTTACCTCTAATAATTTTACCAACTCTTAAATCTCTGTTTTGCGGATTACCTTGATCAACAAAGCCTGATTCACTTACACCGTTTACAGTATTTGAGAAGAACATAACAAAACGTGTACCTGTAGTAGGAACATCACTTGCACTAAAGACTCCATTTTTAATAATGTTACGCTGTAATTGAAGTGTGCCAGAATCACCAGCAACAAATGCTAGATCGTCTAGATCTGGAACGTCTGCACCAAAACTTATGTACTGCTGGTCGTATATACTTTGATAAACAGGATCAACTTGTGATTGAATAATTATACTACCAACTAGTGATCTTGTTCTTTCAAGTAATGTAGCAAAGACTTCTTTAATTAAGCCAGCTTGTGACCTTCCATATTCGTCTTGATAGTATTCAATTGCTGCTCTATTTGATAAGAAGTTAACTGAGTTACCACTTAGATAATCAAGTGTTGATGCATTGATTGATTTAAGGAGCTCGTCTTCAGCTAATTTTACATCAAATACACGCCCTGTCCAGTCTACAACAATATCAGCAAGATTAGTTGTAACTTTGTTTGTTATTTGTGTTTGTGCCCATGCAATAACTTCTGCAATAATAAAGTCTATGTTAGCATCAATAATAGTTTTTGTATTTTGTCTGTTAACATTGCCACCGACACTAATGCCGCCGGTTTGTACTCTTGATTTTTCAATTACTGGAGGAGAATTAGGATCAATAGTTCTTGAACTAATAATATCCTGCATGTAAGGACCTGGCTCATATGACGATGCAATTTGTATTGCTTCTGCTTTTCTTGCTGCTGCGCCTAGTGTTCTATATGCGTATGCTAATGATGCACCTTCTTTACCTGGAGGCGCAATCAACTGATCATCGTCACCTACTGTACTAACAAAAAGGTTAGCACTTGATTCTTGTGATTGACTATCAACATATAATTTTGAAACTGCTTGTAAGTCATCGTCGCCATTAGGAGATCCTGCACCTGCTAAATCACCTGGGTGATCATGCAAGATAAGAGCACCTTCCATTTTATCACCTTGTCGTCTAACAACACTTTCTCTTGGCATTACTTGCTTACGTAAGAAGAACCCTTCAAGAGTTTCATCATAGTTTGCATCTTGTAATTTTAATTCTTGAGAATCGATAAGTGATAATTTAAGACGTAATCTTTCTCTATTTGCTACATCTGAATCCAATGCATCGGCAGCATTAAACCAAAGTCCGATGTTGTTTACATCAATAACACCAATGTACACTGTGTCACCGTTTTGAACTTTGTTATAAATTAAATTTCCATCTTCGTCTGTATCTAAAGAACTCTGAGAAACAAATTGTTGTTCAGCTTCGTCAAAAACAGTTCTTGACCAATTTAGGCCAGCACCTGTTGTTTTAAAAATATATGGAGCGCCGTCAGAACCTCTAGTTAGTCCGTGTGCTGTGACATTAGCTCTATTATCACCTGTTAAAACACTAAAACTAAATTCGTAGTCTACTTGATCTGCAGGTTCTTCTGGAACATTAATTGTTTCGCCTGGCAATTGGCGTGGAATATATGATTTATCAGCAAACTTTTTATCAATTACAATATCATCAACTGAAAGAGCAGTACCGTGTACGTTGTTAAACGCAGAAATATTTGCAGTATCAACATTAGCAATAACTTGTCCAGCAGCATTTAAAGGACCACCTAGTGTTGGTGCTGGATCAGTAATCAATCTAACATTAGCAATACTAAGAATAAGTTTACCATCAACAGATACATCAAATTGAATAGTGTCTACAGCACCCTCACCAAAGGCGCTGTCCGATGCTAGTTCAGATATTCTAATTCCTGTAGCGTCTTGTTTTACTACGGGTATAAATGCTTTTACTCCGCCGCCTTCAAACTCGTCTAAGGTGTCTGGTGTATCAGACAAACTAGTAAAACTAATTTGGCCACCTTTACCTACAACTGCATATATTTCTCTGAAGTTTTCGTTTACCTTACGAAACGACTCGCGGACGCTATCACCGGTTCCGTCATTACCTTCAACGCCGATATCTACTTCTTGTCTTGCCATTTTATTTGAGCTCCAAAATTTGTATGTTGTCTTCTAATGACTGATTGTTGAAATTAACACTCACTCCACAGCCACATGCACTTTGTGCATTAGGATTGTTTACAACAAACTGTTGTGCAAACACGTCTGTAGTGTAATCAATTTCACTACCAAATAAGTACATTAAACTCATAGAATCAATAACTAAATTACCTTGACCACAGTCAATAATTTCATCATTAACACCTACTTTGTCTTTATCGATCATATCCCATTCGTATTCAAACCCTGCACAACCTCCGCCTTTTAAGCCTAAATGCACACCAAAACTATCAGGTTTTGCTTTACAAAGTTCAATTATTTTGCTTTTTGCAGCTTCAGTAAGGGTAACTACGAACAATATGGTCTCCTAATTTAATGTATTTATCGATCTGTTTTATAATCTTAATGTAAATATAGTTATGTTTATAAAAGAAATTTCAATTAGAGAGCGGCATCAAAGACGTAGTAAAAACGGTCATATGCACAATTACTACAGAGACAAAAGAGTAGTAATACTAAGATGTGATAATTGTGATACTGAATTTGAAAGAGAACGTGGAAAAATGGATCCAAAACGTCTAAACAACAATTACTTTCACGTATGTAATAATTGCGATAGTAAGAAGTTTGCTCAGAAAAAGGGAGTAGAACGAAAACAAGTATGGAACTTGCCTGCGAGCTCTGATCTCCCTATTAGTAAGTTGTGATTATTTTTCTTTTTTGAACATAGTCCATGCACCATATGCAATAGCGCCATATGCTACGAGACTTGCGATTGGCTTAAAGATTAAGAACGCAATACCAGCACCTACCAATACAGCACCGTCTAATGTAGTACGTTCGCCTAGTCTATCAACAATAAATTTCTTAACCATTTTTAATCTCCTGTTGTATTATATTTAGTAAATAATTGTTCCTATAGGAGGAAAATTATGATAAATTGGTTAAAGAAACTTTTAGGTATTGGAACTTCAGATCCAGTTGTGCCAGCAGCAGAGCCTGCACCAGCTGTAGAGAAAAAGGTATCTAAGCCTAAAACTACTAAAAAATCCTCTGCCAAGTCTACCAAGAAAAAAGGCTCAGGCAAAGGTTGCGATTTTGATAAGTTAACTAAAACTCAACTTCTTAAAGAAGCAAAGCATAGAGGCGTTCCTGCCAATGCAAGTCTTAAGAAGGATGAAATTTTAGCTAGACTTAAGAGCGCGAAATAGCAGACTGTAATTGACTAATTGCAGTTTCTTGGCGAGCGAGCTTACGTTCTAAAACGTTTATAGCCGCTCGCTGTTTTTTTGACTGTTCTTCTAGTGATCGCACATATTGAAGTGTAGGAAGTTCTTGGCTTGAACCATCTTCTCCTAACATAGTGATAGTATCTACACCTTGAGCACGAAGCCCACCAGTAACACGATTTGGATTTTTATCAGATGATGATTGGGTCTGGTCCGTAGGCTTTTTGCGCCCGTACATTTGATTCAAATAGTTCATAATCTTCCTTTGCGTCTTTGTATTTATATAAGTCAATGCTTGCAAGATTCTTGCATTTAGACTCGACCATGATGTCTGCATAGTCTAAAAATTCTAATGCCCAATCATTTACAGCATCATTCCACATATAATCAGAATGTGCTCTTAGTTTAGCTTTTTTGTATCCTTGTTCAAGTAATGCACCCATGTCTGGTCGTATATTTGAATTAAAACCTGTGAGTACATCTTCACGGCTAACACTGTAATGAATGACAGGACGCACACCGCGCCAACTATCGATAACACGTTCAAAGCGTTCATCATTAGGTTCAATATATTCTCCTTCCCTACACCAATGATGGTGTATGTCTAGCACCAAAGCGAGATCGTCTGCAAGCTCAAGGCTGTGTTCGAGTCCCCATTTGTTTTCGTCGTTTTCGATTGTAATACAGTTTCTTGCCTCCGGCGAGAGGCGTTTAAGTGCGTCTTTGATACCGGCTGGACCTTTGCGGCCTGAGATGTGTACGTTGCACTTGAAGTCTTGGAACTTGCGTCCATAACCCATCCAGCGGATGACATCGGTGTGATATTCAAATTCTTCTATGCTCCTCTCAACAATTTCCGGATTATCTGAGGCAAGTACAGTAAATTGTCCCGGATGCATTGATAGTCGGACATCGAGTGCTCTTGCTGTTTCTCCAACTTTTGCAAATTCTTTGTCGCAATATTCAATAACATCTGGCTTGCGCCAAAAATAACACCAAGTAGGCTCGGTATAAACAGGAAGTACATCACTACCCAATCTGACCATTCTAAGTTGAGGGGGAAGACTTCCAACATACTCAATCAACCTTTTGTATGACGCAATGTTATGGACCATAATGTCCCACAAGCGTTCTTCAGCAACATCACGTGTCTGTCTGTTGAGCCACTGTACTGTTGTGCTACGAGTATTTAGCGGACGTTGTATTTCCTCTAGTAACTTTTTCTTTTGTGTTTGATCAGGATGCATGTACTTACATGCAAAACCGATACGTTTTTGTGTCTGCGACATATAGTCTCCGCAAGTTGTAAATTTCAAATCCATTATAACACCTTTATTTCCAATTGTCAATCACCCAATCATCGTTACATTCTCGAGGATTAGGTTGTCCGTGAAATACTGCTATGCTTGTATCTTTCTTAATGTACGGATGTCCTTTTTCAGCAAATGTTCGAACTCCGTCTATTCTAGTTATCTTTGCCATGTTGCGCATTTCCCACTTATAACTTTGTGCCCAACTGTCAGGATACAATTGATATAAATGATTACCTTTTATAACTTGTTCGTAGATATAATCTTGATCGCCGTGATGTAATCTTATGTGCTTGCGAGGATCTTTAATAAAATTTTCATAAACGTAAGAATGACTGCCGACTTCTAATCTAAAAATGCTGCTGTTAAACTTAGGCCAATCGGGGCGCATTTTTCTTGTAAAGTCTCTAAGTATACAAAACTTGTTAGGATACACATCATAAAATTTGCCAATGTCATTAAAGATTATGACGTCTAGGTCTGAATATAATATTGTACCTTGAGTAGGTAAATCAGGTTTAAAAAATAAAGGCTTGTACCACCAACCTGTTACATTGCCAACAAATGGTAAATCAAAAGTTTCAATATCTTTATTAATATTATTTCTGTTATCGGTGTAACAAGCAAAACGAACATCACTAGGTGCATTTCGTTTGAACATAGAATGCAGAGTATTCACATACTCTGCATCATACTTAGTTCCGTGCTTTAAGCATACGAACCAGCGGTCTTGCATTTATGCCTCGTAGATAGCTGAGTTTGCTCCGTGTTCTGCACACTCGACTCGTACACAATAACAACGATTGTCTGTTGCTTCACGTATAAGTTTGTCTGCAAAGTTAAATGCGTGTTCAGCAAACTTCTCTGCTCCTACACCATCAAAAACACGAATCTCTGCTAGATCCATTTCTTCAAGTTCACGCATCTTATCTAAATGCGGATCATTTTTATCAACTGCTACTTTGTGATCGAAGTGATCCTCTAACCAAGCCTTCAAAGGTTTTAGTCCTCCAAAGTCTACTGCCCAGTTTTTGTTGTCTAAGTGATCACAACCAAATGTAAATGTAAATGCTAGACTGTAACCGTGTAGTAAATGACAGTGTGAATGATCTGCGTTTGGTTGACGGAACACTGCTGATAAGCCAATGTTGTGTCCGTAATGTTTAGTGCTTAAATGTCTTGCCATATATTTTCTCCTATAAATATGTGGCGGCAGAATTAGAAGGGTTGACGCCAAGTCCTATTAGTTAGTCTTTATTATATATGATATTACTTATATTGTCAACCTTTACATTAGGATAATTCCAGGCTGTTGGCATTTCCCAATTGTCGGTTTGATATATAACAAACTGAATTTTAGGAAAACAGTTAAAAATCATACCTGTTTGATGTATCCAATATCTTGGATCTACTGCTCTTTTATTAGATATCGAATAGTTAGGTGTGTTTTTATAGATGTTATTAACAAGTTTGTCTTTACTGTATAGGTCAAAACCTATTAGATTGACAAATCCTTCTTTTGCATACATTGCAGCAATAAGTATAGCATACGGTCCGCTACCCCAATGAAAGGGTTCGTCTGCTCTTTCGTCACCTTTATAAGGCAATGGCGGAACTGGACGAACACGTTCTGCTATAAATCTATCATACCAATCAGATCTTGTATATAGTAATGTGCCTTTGCCATTTACGTTTGCTCGCAAACATTCTGACATCATACGTTTATCAACACATACTAGATAATCAGTGTAGTAATCTCTCCATAGGGCATTACACCCTACTTTTGGACCTTCGAGAAGATCAATCTTGATCGGAGTCCGGCTCTCTCCGTTGCCTATTGCCCACATCTTTTTTTATCTCGCTTAGTTCATTTTTTATTGCTTCAAAATTACTCTCTACTCTGTGAGAACATTTTATCATATATACTATTTTACTTATCGCCCACCACCACCAGAATACACTGGTTGCGACAAATGTAACAGCGATTATGACTGATGTAGGTGCTGTATCAAAGCCTAGTAGTTTTTCGCCTATAAGGATGGCTAGTGCGACAAATGGTAGTGTCCACGCCGCATAACGCCAGTATTGTGCCTGTTTTTCTGTTTTTTTATACATAGATTTCCCTTTCTAGAAACTTAGTGTTCTAGCACAAATATTTATAGTGATTATTGTTAGGATTATGTTTAGTTTTAAACCGATATAGAACCAAAAGTTTTCCATTCGCCTGGAGTTCCGCTTTTAACGCATACCCATCCTACATATGATGTAGGTCTTGGATCTGAATTCCAAACAATGTCGCCTTTGTTCCAATTTCCGTCTACAGGTTCTGTATTAGATACTGCAAACTTTTTACCTTCAAATCTAACAGAACCGTTAGTTTCTAGAGATACATCATTAACTGATGTTACTCCAATACCAAGTTTGCCGTGTATATTTACATCTGCTGAATTAGCACCTCTAATACCGAATTCAACCTTGCCTGATTTACTAATACTAATTCTAGGAGTATCATCTGTAATTAAATGAACACCTGAATTACTAAATGCACCAATACGAATGTCAGTGTCGTCTACATCAACTACAAACTCACTTCCCCAGCCTTGCACTGCGAAGTTACCATTTGGTTGCTCAGTACCAATACCTAGTCTATCAGTATCAGTATTATATCTAAAACCATCGCCAAACGAAACATGTCCAGCAACATCTAAAGACTCAAGTGTACCTACAGATCTTAGTTTGCTTGATCTAACGCTATTTCCTAATCCTGATGATGATATTACCGGCTCACTACCGATATAATAAGCAGCATCTCTAGCCATATCAATACTAATACTAGACCACAGTCTGACTGGATTATTCTTTAATACTAGTTGTTTTGATGTGCCATCGCCTTGCCACAACAAACCTTTGTTGTATACTGTTCCGTCTGTAGCACTAAACTCTAAGGATTTTGAAGAACTATTTCTTAGGTCGCCTGCAATTTCATCTGCATATATTTTGCGGACAGTAAGATCACCGTCTACATCTAAGTTTCCGGATACTGTAGTATCGCCTACTACTTCGTCAACATCTATTTTATCTGTGCTAATACCATCGTCGTCTATTAGTACAGATAACTTAGTAGCACTGTCTTTAATACCAACAGAACTAAAATTACTAATAGTTCCGCCATTAATTTTATTTCCGCTTATTCCACCCTGAGGAATATCGTCCACATTAGGCTTTACATCACTTGGCACTGTTGCTAGTGTTCCTAGCAATTCTGCTAACTGAATCAAACCTTCTTGCGAATGTTTTAGAGTTATTGGGTCAACTGATTTGTTCTTCATATAACTATTTATCAAGATACCTTTAGAAGCACTGTATCAGGATTACAGCGACCATTTAGTTTGGTATCTGTTGTATTAATATTATCTAAGAACTTGCGTAGTGCTACTTTACCTGCGGCTTTGAACTCTTTTAATTGTTCGGGTGGCTTACGCAAAGTCTTTTGAATACTCTGTGCTTCATCAAATCCGATAATAGTTGTACCTTTGACACTAAGTCCAGTGCCGTCACGCATTAGTCCTTTTGGATCTACATTTGACGCAACATACTTACCTAGTTTCCGTGTTTTAACATTAAATACCCAAAGTTCGTTTGCACCTACAATAAGTGTAGGATCAATTGATGCAAGTGAATACTTGTCATCTGCTTTGTTAAACTTGAGCTTTTCAACAATCTTACTTGCTGAACGTTGCTTAGGCTTACGTGGTTTACGTGTTGCTTTTGCTTGTTCAATAATAAAGTCAAGCTCTGCATTTACAGTCTCAATTGCTTTGCGATACTTTGCAATGTCTGATTTTTTAAGATGACTATAACCTTCTTTAAGTTGTGCCCATTGATCTGCTTCAAACTCGCTCATCTTCTTAAGTTGGCCAGCAGTAGGGAATCGTTCTAGTTCGTTAAAGTCTTCAAGTTCAGACTCCCAAAAAGATCGCATTTTACGAGCATGTGCTTGGCTAGGTTGTATCTTTTTAAAATGTTTTTTAAAGTCAAATCCTTTAGGATCAAAGTTATCTTTATCGCTAATCCAAACTTCTAACCATTCATCAATTGGTTCTGCCATTTCGTATGCTTGATCGCGAATACGTTCTTGAATCGTAGGAACATGCTTCTTAGCTTCGTTTTTGGCTTCTTCTTTCTTTTCAACAACAACCTTTGAGCCTTCTTCGATATAATGTTCAATTCTTTTTTGTAAAAATATCTTTGGATCTTTTGCTTCGCCTATTGTTCCTGGAAGACTTTGCCAATATTCATCTTCAGCTTTTACATACCCCGGCATTCCATTTAGAAACTGCTTTGCAACAATAGCACTTGTAACACTAATAAAAGTGTTAGGCATTGCTTTTGCATGTTTAATTTGTTCTTTAGTATACTCGCCACTCTTTTCCATCCATTCAAAAATTGCAGGATAAAGATCTGCGGGTTTAAATTCTTCGTAATAGAACTGACGGGTGTGTTGTCTGTGACGATGAATCTGCTGACCAGTCCATTCTTCCCAGCCGTCCCAACCCGGTGCTTCGATTTTACCACCTCGTTTGATACGAGGAGCAGCTCTAGGTGCTTTACGTTTTGTTTTTGGAAGTGCCATTGTATTGTCCTTGCAATTTCAATTATTTTACTACTATATAGCCACTATGCTACAAAGTCAAGTATTTTTGACTCATCTTCAGACCAAAAAACTCTTTTAATGCCATAGCTCTTGATTATATTAGAACAGCCTGCACAGGGTTTAGCAAGACCGTATACCCACCTGTTAGACGCAATATGCGGTCGTTTAACACGTACTATGTGTAAGTCGCACTGTTTGAGTTGCTCGGGTGTAATCAAGCGTAGAGCGTTGCGTATAGCGTCTACTTCGGCATGCATAAACAGTTGATCTGTGCGGTATCCTTCACCTAACATCATTGGGTGAGTTTTTCTTCGATTAACACCTGTAGAAATGAGATGTTTCTTATAGGTAATGCCAGCAGCCATTGGCACTCTTCGACTTGATTCAAATCCGCCCGAACTAATAGCCAGCCGAGTAAGCATTTGATTTATACGATTCATTGTGCTTTCTTTAATTCGTAGAATGTAGCATACTTATCTTTGAGTGTGCCAATAATCTTAATGCGGTGTCCATAGGTGTGAGGGTTTGGAGTAGAAGTCCAGTATACATCTTCTGCTTTTTCCATTGCCCATTTGCCTTCGGGTGTCTGCTGCCAGTTATAAATAGGCTCTGCTACATAGATTTCTACATCATCCACATCGCCCATTGTAAACTCGTGTAAGACATACTTAGCCTTCACGTTCTAGATCCCACACACAAATATTTGGTTTAGATTTTTTCGCCGACTTCAAATCCGCGGAAGGTTTTGAACCTTGGGAAACGAAGCGAATAAGTGCCGTCTTGATTTTGCGTAATAGCATCTGCTCGTACCTCTACTAAATTGCCGATAATATCATCACGGCTGTTCCAAAAATCGTCACGATTAGCATCAGTGAAGCCGCTGCCAACATTAACGTGAATATGTCTTCCGTCGTCGATTCCCTCGCAGACAAACGCTCCAAGGCGTCCTTCGTTGCGGCCAGTACCTTCTTCAATCTCCTTTACCTCCAATGTTACTTCAATAAATGGCTTTGCTTTGAGCCAAGCATGAGTACGCTTACATTCATACGGTGCATCAGGATCTTTGATCATAACTCCTTCATATCCACCGTCTACAGCCGCTTTATTAAGCTCTACAAAGCGTTGTTGTCCTTCGGGTGTGTCCAAGTTAACATCTTCCCATTCAAGTGCCTGTACGTGCTTTAAAACGCTTTGATGATCACGTACCCAATGGCTAGTAATAAGGCTTCTAAAACTCTGTGGTTTATCCCACTCGCCTTTTAAGAAACAACCTAATGGAATAGTATCAAACAAGTGTAGCACAGCATCATTCGCTTTTACGTTGTCCTTACGGTGCACCTGCTTCATAAGATCTTGAAAGTTAGCACTCATTACTTCTCCGTCTAAAACAAGCGGATAAGGTACAGGATGTTCTTTTAGCACCTCTTTGATTTCGTTAATGATATGATCAAAGTTGTGAAATTGTTTACCATTACGACTAAACATTTCTACTTTGTCACCTTTAATAACTGTAAGTACTCGAACACCGTCTAGTTTAATTTCAATCTGCTTAGGACCTACCATTTTCTTTTCGTGCTTGGCACTATCATGAGCAAGAGCACAAGTAAACACAGGTACAGTTCCAGGTACTACTTTGTTTACAGTCTTTTCACTAACACCGCAACGTAAGTCCTTGATAAGGATACGACGGTACCAATCATTCCACTGTTCTGTAGTAGCAACACCCATTGCTAGTTCAATAGCATCACGTGCCGCATGTCCAGTTAGCTCACGCTGTTGTAGTTTTTCAGCAAGTTCTTTAAACACTTCCCAAGACAATCCTTGTCCAGTTAATATGTCTGAACGCTCAGGGACTTGTTTTACACCAAATGTAATGAGAGGATCTAGGGCCATTGTAAGACCTTCAAAAAACTCTGGCAATCCTTCGTCGTATGCCGCTCGAATAATGCCTTCTTTGTCTAAGCGACTGTTGTGGATTTCAAGTTGACGAATAATTGCGTCTGGTTGTGTTCTCATGCCATTGCCCTTTCAACTTTCTTTAATACTGCTTGTGAATGCTTGCAAGCACCTCTAAATGTAAATCCAGGACAATCGCAGTTAAAACCTTTGTCATGTAGTTCTACATTATAAACATTATCTTTACTACCTTGCATAGGCCAGATAGTGCCTACCATCCAATGGCCCTTAGGCGAAAAGACGGTAGGTCTTAGATAGCGTTCAAACTTTGACTTTTTCATACTTGCCTCGGTGTTGTGCCTGTTGCTGTATATAACTTCATTATTATACCATCAACTTCAGCTTCTGTCAACCATCCTTTTATTGTATCGCCTTCATTAGTAATACCTGGAAGTTCTACCATATCCGAAGCAACACCATCATTGGCATCAAACACGCCGATTTCGTATTTTCCTTGACTGCCGCCATATGAGAAATCGCTCTTGACAATACTCAAGTGATATTTGCCAAAGTCAAGAACTGCTTGTACACCTTTAGGTACATCAGTTTCCAATAGTTTGAAATCCTTCAGTTTCATAATATTCTGGCTCCATTTCTAGTGATTCGTGGTAATCAAAAACTGTATATCCTTGTAGTGCATACCACGTCGCTTGTTTAGGTGTAGCAAGAGCAGTAAGTCTATCAGTAATCTTACCGCCCTGCCACTTTTCAAACTCATACAATCGGTGTTCGTAAAGCATCTAAGTTCACCGGAGTGTAATTAATTTGCTCTACGCAAACACATTTGTAAGGTCCTTCCGGTGAAGGATTACTATGAACGTGTCCGTGTACGTTTACAACATCTTGTCCGTCCCAGCGCAACTTTTCACCTAGTGTTTGCGGGTGCAAAGGCATGTGGGTAAACACCAAGTTATCAATGTTGTACCAGTACTGTATATCTTTGAAGAATGGAGCAAGGTGCTTAACATTATCGTGATTGCCTAGTGCAAGTTTTTTCTTGCCAGGCAACTTAGCAAAGTTTGCCTCCATCCATGCAACCTTATCCATACCAAACAACACATCTCCACAGTGAATAACTGTATCGCCGTCTTTAACAGTATCGTTCCAGTTGTCTAACATGCACTGATTCATCTCGTCTACATTAGCAAACTGCCTTGTGGGCTTGCCATCGTAATCACAAAACTCTAAAATTTTAGCGTGGTTGAAGTGAGTGTCGCTTAAAACCCAAATATCTGCCATCTTGTGTGCCTCTGTGTGTGCCTAATTAATATAACTATTATAAGCTCATTTTATGCTGTTGTCAACTGAAAAAGCTCTAAATCTTTGGCGTAAAAGTCATTGATTTTATTATAGTTTGCGTGTTCAGTTACATAATTTCTAATTTTTACTTTGTTTCTGTTACCATCAATTGTATTAATAATGTCTAGAGTTGCAGTCTTTCTAAAACAGTTCCAATCTTCTTGCATACGATGCAAAAGATTAGGTTCGAACTGATATAACTTTGTTCTGTTTGGATCGAGCATTTCAATAAATGTATGTTGCGGTTGTGTGTGCTTGTCTAGATGCAGTTTTTCTAAATTAAAACTTCTAATATCTGTATTATCAAACTGCTGACATCTCCATAGGTACTCTGTTGCACCACTAATCCATCTATCTATTGGATCTCGTATTACAGCAATGTATGTGCGTCTATTGATGTGCTTGTAGTCAGTAGGTGTCCAACTACAGTATGCAGAGATTGCGGTGCTTGCATTCTTTGGAATTAATACAATACATGCTTTGTCATTGTAAAAGCCAGTTCTAAACATGCTGTATTTACATTGGCGCGGCTGAAGAGATTCGAACTCCTGACCCTTGGTTTCGTAGACCAATGCTCTATCCAGCTGAGCTACAGCCGCGTAAAATAATATTATAGTTGACTTTCATCTAAATGTCAACCATGGAGTGAGAGGTGAGAATCGAACTCACATACAAGGATTTGCAATCCTCTGCGTAACCATTCCGCCACTCTCACATAATTGGTCGGGGATGCAGGATTCGAACCTGCGACCTCTCGCTCCCAAAGCGAGCGCACTACCAGACTGTGCTAATCCCCGTGGCATAGGTGGAGGGAGTCGAACCCCCGCTTGCAGTTTTGGAGACTGCCGTGCTACCATAACACTTCACCCATAAAAAAAGCCCCTTGCTTTCGCTTGGGGCTTTCTCACGTACTCAAATATCACGTCAAGACAAGCCCCTACCTCTTGGCGGGCACCAACGAAAATTTGTTGTAACTGTCTTGAACATGTAAGTATCCTTTTGTTTAGTATGTTACTACTATAGTATCAGTATTTAGCTTTGTCAACCATTATTTTAAGATGCAGCGTAAATTATAAATACCGGTAGCATTAAAATTAGTGCTGGAACTGCCGTTGCCGATATTGCCTCACAAATTTCGCAAACTGATCGATTATTTTTTAATCTAATTATCAAGTCCGTCATTAGTTTTGTTTTCTCCTGTATGTCTGTGTTGTCGTTCGGCTTCTCTCATTGCTAGAACATATCTTAGATCATGCATAGGAGCATATTTTAGGTAAACAAAAGAAACAATTATACAAGCAATAAAAATTAAGAATTCTATCATTCCTCCTCCTCATCCTGCATTGGTTGTTTCCTCCATTGCCAACCTGTATTCCAAGGTAGTATCCAATAATGAAAAAACCATTCTGCCCAACTTTTTTTCTGTGTTATCATAGTGGATTTACTCCGTATAAAGTCATCAAAAAAATACTCACTAGAAATCCTACTTCAATACGATCTCGTAGTGTACTTTCGTCTAACAGTTTTTTTGATTTCATTTATAATTAGTAGTTATAATATATTATAATCATATATTATGTTTTTCACGCTTATTTATCATTTAGAATAAAAAAACAGTAGAAAACTGGTAGTTTAAATATTATCAGGCGGAGCATAGGTTTCAGCAAGAGGTTTGTAACTTGCAGGATATTTAGACAACGTTAATTGTTCACCGTCCCAAATGCACCAAATTGAAGGACGCACACCTACTTTAAATTCATGTACTTCGTAATCTCCTAAGAGAGACTCAGGAAGTATATTGCCTTTGCGATCTCGCATTGGCCCTGTTCCACTAATGTATGTAACCTGGGCACTACCCCATCTATTCCACGCTTCATCAACTAGATCAAAGCAGTCTGTCATGTGTTCCATACTATTTCCTTATTTGGTGGAGCCGACAGGGGTCGAACCTGCGACCTTCTGGATGCAAACCAGACGCTCTCCCAACTGAGCTACGGCCCCTTAAACTGGTGCCGGATGCAAGAGTCGAACTCGCGACCTTCTCATTACAAGTGAGCTGCTCTACCAACTGAGCTAATCCGGCTTTATCTTTTTACTCTACAATTAGGACAAAAGTCATTGTATCCTAACTCTGTCTTACATTCTGGACAAGTATTCATATTTTACTTATCCTAGTTTTTGGCGGAGAGTGAGGGATTCGAACCCTCGATACGCTTTCACGTATGCACCCTTAGCAGGGGTGTGCTTTCGACCACTCAGCCAACTCTCCAATTACACTCCTAGTTTATCAGTCTAGTGCAAGTTGCTATGCTTCCTGCTGAGTGTAAAATTGGCTCCGCGACCTGGGCTCGAACCAGGGACCCAGTGATTAACAGTCACTTGCTCTACCAACTGAGCTATCGCGGAATACTCTTTACTTACCTACTTGTTTAATTTTTATCAAACAAATCGGCTGTAGTCATTAGAGGCTGTTCTTCCTCTCTTAGGTCATCGTCATCATATGTTTTCTTCATGATATCACTGGCCATAATTTTTACATCTTTACCAGCAAGACGATATTCCATTTCTTTGCGAAGTACCTTTTCAACTGATCCTGGTCCTTCCCAAATTTCATTTAATGCTTCGTTAATTTTTTCAATTTTAACTCGGCTAAGTCGAATAACACCAAAATGGTGTTGCAAGAAGCCTTTGAATACTTCTGGAATTCTGCTATGTTCTGTTATAGCAAATGTTCCGTCAAATCCATTTACATAATAAGGCTTGTCAATATCCTTGGCATAGAATGCTATTCTATCTTCCATGATACCTTGTATATCTAACATAAGTTCTCCTATACATCTATTATTAATGTTGCAAAAAATAGCAGTCCTACAACTGCCCCTAAAAAACCTAAAATTAAAAGAAATCCGAAAAGCATAAAATTAAAAATAGTAGGCTTAGGTGGGTCTTCTGGTAAACTACCTACACCTATTAATGCTTTTAGTACTTCTTTGATCATACTTTCAAAATATGGTCACTATAATAAGTGTCCATTAACCTTTGTAACTCTTGTGACTTTGCATCTTTGCCTAGGTCTTGTTCAACAGTTTCTAAGTAATCGTACATGTCTTGACCGTTAAGTAAACGATGTTCAACCCATTGTTGCATATCATCTAGAATTAAATGTTCTAAAATTTGTCCTTCATCCATCACTCTGCCTTCCCATAATTTGATGGATAATTTTTTCTGCATCAGGATACGATGTCATAGATTGGATTTGCTCTTCAAGAAAATCCATACGTGCAATTTCATTCATTACATTGATTTGTTTAATGGGGTCTGGCCAAGTGTAGCCGTAATAAGGTTGTGTCCAACTAAAACTATAACTAAAATCTTCAGGATTCATTTTGCTCGTCCTCTATAATTCTTATTGACTTTAAACGATCGTATCGAAAACTTCTAAAGCCTTTTGCATCTATTACCCATACTGCAACTACTTCTTCGTTTAGTTCTCGAACTTTCTTTTGGGTAATAGGATCATCTTTTTTGGCAGGAGGTAAGTATGACTCTTGTAGTGTACAAGGCATAACTCTTTCATCACCGTTTAATTTAGTAAAAGTAACTTCTACTATATTTTCTTTAAGTAATGCTACTAGTTCTTCTCTAGTAGGAATACCTTTTTTATCTGCAACAAACTCTTTTAGTTTGTCGGCATGCCAAATCGCTGCACTCATAGTTCTTCTAAAATGCCTAGTACTTCAGCGGCTGCAAAAAAGATTACAAACCAACCAATTGCGTTAGTAGCAAAGGCTGCGCCGCAACCTGCTAGTCGAAGGCCGCTTTTAGCCATGCTCATATAAAAATGCTTTTTGCTTACGTCTACTGGTTCTACCATTATCTATTCTCCACTACTTTATCAGCAAAGCCGTTTTCTACTGCTTCGTCTGCTGTTAGGAATGTATCAAACTTCATTGTTTCAAACAATTCCTCATATGTTTTGCCTGCAGAGTTGTGTTTTACATATAGCTCTGTCAGACGCTTGTTAACTTTCTGTGACTCTTCGTAGTGACGTTTGATATCTTCCATTTGCAGTTCTTGAATATGAACACTACCGCTTGTACCAGGAGTGCCTGAACTTACACGGTGAATCATTGTACGGCTTTCAGGTAATACAACTCGTTTACCTTCTGTACCTGCTTGTGCTAAGAAACTGCCCATTGAACATGCTTGACCCATTACAATAGTGCGTACATCACATTTAATAAACTGCATGGTATCATAAATTGCTAGTCCTGCTGTTACAGCACCGCCTGGTGAATTAATATACAAATTAATATCTTTATCAGGGTTTTCACTTTCTAAAAATAACATTTGTGCTACAATTAGATTTGCCATATTATCCTCAACAGGACCATTTAGCATAATAATACGATCTTTCAGCAATCGACTGTAAATATCGTATGAACGTTCTCCTCGAGCTTCTTGCTCAACTACCATAGGTATAAGTGGCATTAGTATCTCCCCTTTGTATTAACTGATCTAATAACTTTAGGACCAGTAGTTGTTAATTCCATTCCATGTATGCTACCAACATAAATTCGGCCAGTCCATTTCATATGAATCTTTTCCCCGGCAACGAATGCGTTAAGCGATACGTTTTCTTTTAAGTCTGCTACTTCAGCTTCTATTGTAACATCAGTACGAGTGTTTGTCAACTGTGCTGTAGTACTGTAAATATCTTGTCTCATTTTTTTCCTAACAATTTTAAATTTAATACGAAGTTCTCAACTAATAGTTTAACAATAATTGCGCCATCTGTCAAGTGATTTCTTTCCATTTGTAGCACATGTGTTGCCATCATTATGTAGGCTTGTTCTTCTGTTATCGCAAGTTCGCCCCAGTCAATTGGATCGACACCCTCGCATTCTTTTGCAAGTATAACAAGATTTCGGATTGCTTCGTCGTCTACATCAAACATATTTTGATGATTTTCTGCATCTTCTCTAAGTGTACTCATCGTTTAAATAACTCCCAGAATCTTCCAAGTAATATTAGTGCGCCTCCAAAAGCAAACCATCCAAAGACAGCACCAAATCCATCATAATACCAAATAAATGGCATTGCACCTATCCATACTGCTTTAGCAGTATAACTTTTCCAGTTCCATAACACATAAAGCAAGCCATCGAAACTCCATAGTTTTTCAGGTTTTTCTGGTCCAAAGTCTAATTTAGCATCTCCATATTGGTTTTTAAACCAACCTAAACGCCAAAATATTAAGCAAGGTAAACCTATGACAAGTAGTATTCCTAGTACTTCGTGTAACTCCATTATACTACATAACTCTGTACTAAGTTCATTGCAACTGCTGTACCGCTGATACTCGAGCCAATCATAATAGCTCTGTCACTCCATACCATGCCAACAAACACCCAGCACATGCTGGATACGAGATATGCTATTTGACCGTACTGTGTAAAGCCTGCGCTAATTGTAAATACACCTGCTACAGCGAGTATAGTAGCGATCCACTTTACATACCAGTCTGGTGTACCAGTAGGAGTAGTAGGCGTTAAGTCTTCTACTTCTGTTTGCAGTTCAGCAAGTTCCGCTTTCAGTCGCTTTCGTTCTTTAGACAATTCCATCGCAAGGTTGCGAGCTCTTGTCTGCGAAGAGATCTCTTTGTATTCTTCTTGCGTTGTTTTGTCGTCTAATTCCAATTCTTCAATCCCAGAGGTTTTCATAATATTTTCCAAATAGTCGGAACCCATTACTTATTCTTTCTTGATATTTCTTTCTACCTTCCCAATCATACTCTCTAGTATGCTTAGGTCCATTTACCATTTCGTAGTTACCATCTTCCAGTTTCTTCCACTGTAGATCGCTTTCACCTGACTCGAACTGTTCTTCCCAGCGTCCATCATCTACTTTAGTTTCAAACGCAAAGATCATTTCGTCTAACACCCAATCCCAACGTTCAAAGTGTGTGCTGTCAGTTTCGTGATTGTCTTTCTGTTTCTTAGTCTGCTTCTTAGGCTGTAGCTCTTTAGGCACATCCTTAGGATCAACAAATGGAGCACCGTGCTTGGTTTCTTTTAGTTGTTTGAGCATGGGAAGCACAATAAGGGCAAGAGTATGATCCATACTCCACGTATCCCAGCGGTCTATGCGTACTTTTACTGTCTGTGTGCGTCTGTCAAACCAAATCCAGTTGAACACATTGTAAAAGTCTTGTACACGATCCTCCAGCCATTCAAGACTGCGTTCGAATCGTGTTTGTTCTGTGGGCCAATCCACGTAGCCATATTTACGATCCATATAACGAGTATGGAATCGAGACATAAGTCTGTTAGGATAATTAGAAATTTTAACCTTCATAATAATCTACCACCATTACCATCTCTGGCCTGTCAGGATGTTGAAATGTTTTTGCAAACTCCATTGCTTCTTCTGCATCTTCAAACAGTTCAGGTTGCAAGTCCCAACAGTGCTCTGTTTGTTTAGTAACATAAATCCAATCGTCCTTGCCGTCAAGACATACCATCACTGCGTACATGCTTCTTCTCCTCATAATCGTGCATTAACATTGTCAGTTCGTCTACAGGTGTAGTTGTGCTTAATATTTCAGGACACTTCGTTGCCAAGTAGTCTAGGTTATAGCCACCTGGATAATGTCGTAAACAATAGTATGCCTGTTGTCTAATAGCCTTAGGCACACGAGGCGTTTTCTTAGGATCTAGTAGATCAACAAGAAACTGTTCAGTTCTTTGTAGAGCATGATATCGTTCGCAAGGTAGTGTCATGATAAATCCGTGATTAGCAAATAGTTTTCCCATGCTTTTTGTTGCGCAGGAGTATGATCTTCTTGTGGTACAACACACTCTAACCAGTGATATGGCATTCTTGGAGGATGAGCACCAAACTGACGAGGCTGATGTAACTTACCTGTTTTGTATAGTTCCATTAGGATATCGTGCATTTCTCGTTCTCTATCTTCTAGGCCTGACCACTCTGCACGGCTAAGTCCACCGTACAAGTAACCTTCCCAAATCTGACTCCAGTGTTCATCATTGAAAGGATCTACATCTGTACGTGCTACAATAACTAGCACATCGTGTAGATCTACTTTATTTTCAAGAATGTCGCGCATACAGCGACTAAGGCTTAGACCTATTTTCATTGTTTTCTTACCCATCTATAAAATTCATGTTCAAAATTTTGTCCTACGTACAAGTTTTCAAAGTAGAATGTATCCTCGTATATGTCCGTCCATTTCACATGATTCCATTCGCACTTTTCTAACTGCTTGCACCAATCCTTTGCTTTACTTCTTAAGTCACTGTGTATAGGAACAGTATAACCCGGCATCCAACGTTGCTTGTATTCAAATATTTCTTGTGGTGTCATTAGTGTATAGTCTCCGAAAAATCGTCTTGCCAAAAATCATCTTCTTCACGCTCTTCTTCGAAGTTCATTCCGAAGTACTGTTCCATAATTACAATTATTGCTTCAGGTACTTCATCCTCGTCACTTCCGTCTGGTATAAACAATCCTTTTAGTTTTCCATCACCATCAATTACAATAGCCCAATCATCATTACCTAGTTGTTCTTCTAATGTTTTCTTTTTATCATCGTCCATAAGAATAGTCCCCTATTGCTACTAGGTCGTCAATATCTTTAGCAATGAACTTGCCGTTAGTAATTCGCATAACAACATTACATCCACTAGACCTAATATACTGTCGGCCGCCGTCAATCATTTTGTCTCCTACTACCTTATAATCATGATGTGATTGACTGTAATAGTACTTACCGTCTACTTCGATCATACCAAACTCAAGTGACTCTACAATGTCTGCGTTTGTAATCATAAGATGACCTCTAACGTGATCGTGATACAAGCCAAAATAACGATTACCAAACTCAGGATGAGGCGTTTCTCTATAATACACATCAACAGGCACATCACTAGCATTAAGATCTGTAGTGCAAACATATGTCACAGGTACTCCGTCTTTTTTACTATAATGTTCTGTAATAAGTGCTACATCAAAATTGGGTTTATGTTCAATGTTCATTTGGTCTCATACCTTTTCGTGTAAATTCTTTTGCTCTTTTATTAAGATCCTTATCGCTCAACTTGCTAGTTGCAAGATGTTGTTTCCATTCTTTTAGTAATTTTTTACTCTGCTCTTTAGAGAGTTTGTTCTGGGTCATCAGCACGTACCTTTTTTGCAATATTTTTATAAATGCCTGGATTGACATGCAATACATGAGGCATCATTTCATGCCTAATATAGTTTCTAGTATAACACGTATCTGTGTTGCTGTCATCCTCTACATAAGGTACTTGTTTTAAATTTTTCCAAAGTTCTAAGTCACGTTTGCGGGTAAGGCGAAAAGGACGAATAACATTACGATTGCGATACGGAATAATTTTTCCTTGTCCATGCATACTGCTCCATACCCATGTTTCTACACAATCATCTAAATGATGTGCTGTAATAATTGGTGCGTCAATACTATGAAAGAATTTGTATCTTTCATTACGCCAAAATTCTTCTGGGCTTTGTTCTTTAGGTTTTTCTTTGTTAAGAACACCTAGAAGTAACGGAATAGAGTTTACATGACAATACCAATTGACAAACTCATGTGCTTGGTCACTAGCTAGTGTTCCATGATTGTAGAAGCATATAGTTACATCGTGATTATTACGCAAAAAGTCAACAATAGCCATACTGTCGACTCCGCCACTACATGCTACAAAAACTTCTCTTGGTAACTTAGTTTGAAGTTTGATCATCGCACCACTCGGTCCAAGGGATGATCTCCATATTATTACCGTGCCCTTGTGTTTTAATTACTTTTTGCTCAATTAAACTATCGATCACTTTTTCAGCTACACTTTTTACAGCATATTTGTAACCAATATAAAGACCAAATAAAGTTCCTACAACATAAGCAAGAAGTAGCCAAGTATGATCTGCACTAAAAAAGTCCATATTAATTTCCTTCAATCTCACGAATTAATTTTTCGTTTTCTCTGTCAATTTCGTCCTTTGACATCTGCCAGGTAAGTCTTATCATCATAGCTAAACTCGGAATAATTATCATACTAGCAAGTATAGCAACAAACCCCCACTTACCATATAAGTCTTCAGCAAAGTTAGCAATCGAAAAGGCAATTACCACGTATACCATCATACCAATTGGTTCTGCAATTTTACGCAGAAAACGTTTTGTAACTCTATCCATTTTTAATCTCCATCATATCAAAAAGTTCATTCTTCCATAGTTGTGAAAATTCACAATTTCTGTAGTTTTCAAACCAAGGTCCACCTTCTGTGTAGTGTATCAACTTTGGATTCTCAATGTCATCATAAACTCCAACAAGGTAATTCCAAGTATGATCTAATTTGCCAATTTCTTCATCTGTTAACCAACTAAATCTATGCAGATATGCTCCGTTTATTTCTGGACTATTTACTAAGTCCATTGTAAGTGCAGCATTACTTGGATGCGCACAATTAAACAACATTACACTTGACCAGTTTTTACGTGGATATGTAGTTTGCTTTTGTCCATCCATTTTAAAACGTTCTTTAGGTGTGTAATCATGTTGTACACACATGACAGCATATTGATCATCTGTTTGATCAAACAGCTCTTTAATGTCTGTTGTAAGGATCATGTCGCAATCCATAAACAGTGCCCAACCCTTATAGTCTGCAAGAGCTGGAACTAAGAATCTTGTAAAAGTAAATTCTGTACTTGCTAATTTGTCAACATCCCTGTAATACCAACCTGCATCACGTAGTTCTTTTTGATTTAAAGGACTTACTTCTGCATTAGGTTGCTTTGATAAGATACTATGCTTACACACTTGATAAGCAATATCTTCTCTTGTATCATATCCTATGAATACCTTCATTTTAAACCTTATATAATCTTACGTAGTTTAAACGAGACTCGTCTGCGCTAAACATACGGTTTTTACTTTGAGCTTTTACTTTGGCTTTGATTCGTTTCATTGTGCCAACTTCGTGTGCATACTTGTTCATAAAACTAACAAGGTTGCCATCCATAACTGCAACATAGTTATAAGACTCCCAGCGAGAACTCCAAACTCTATCAAGAAACTTAATAACGCCTTCTACTGAATCGCCTACGTTGCCTACGTATTTGCTGTCGCGATACTCTACACGAATTTCTTTTTTAAGACCTGACTCTTGCATATCACGTTTAATAAACTGCGGAGCAAATGCAATACGTCCCATACCAACAACACGAACTTCATCTTGCGACAGTTCTTTTACCATGTCTGCTTTAAAGTCATCTAGATCGCCAAGGCCTAGCATTACATAACGCTTCATCCACTTGCGAGCTTCTTCTACTTTAGCATAATCTTCTTCAGTAGGTTCAAACATTACAAAGTCTGTAGGAAGATACTGTGCTTCGTTAGTGTTTAATTTCTTAGTCCAGTAGTAACGAACAAGACTTTTGTTATCAAACTGTGTTGGATTGTCTTCACTGAAGCGACGAGTATCTTTGATATATTGTTCGTTGTTAATGCGAAATGCCGCATATGCTACAGCAAGAGCTTCTGTAAGGGGTACAGTCTTAGGAGGAAGAGGCTTATCGTAACGAACCTGTTTGCCAGACTCGTCTGCAAGCTCGTATTCAAGTTCCCAACGTTTGAACTCGCTCTTGCTCATTGATCCCCAATCTAGTGTATTTGGATCTGGAAGTGTATTTTTCTTCATTTGATTTGCCCATCCAATTGGTTTATAAATTGTCGTTGCTGACATGTTGTGCCTCTTCCAATTTGCCTATTAACTCTTCTATAGTATATACTGTTTCTCCGTCTGTGTCAACCGAAAAAACATGATAATGATAACCTTTGATAGTTTCGTTAATCTGTTCTAGAATTTTATCTTCTGTTTCGTAAACCCATTCTGTAAAGCCACGTCCTTCAAATTGAATAGCATATCCAAATTGATTCTTAAGTGTCTTTTCAAGTTCCTTAACAGGATTGTCTTCACCATACCACACACGATTAAATGTAGCAAGGTGACTCTTACCTGGAAATGAGTTTTGGTATGTGCCAAGTCTTACCTTGGCACTGCGAAATGATGTTATTCCAATCTTGTTAGCATCACTGCCAAACGGGTCACGCATTAAGTATAAAAGTTTCATTCTAGTACCTCAAAAAAATTGTTAAAAGACTCACTTGCAAGTTTAGGCAAGTATTCTGCACCAGGCAATTGGTCCCAATCTCTGTAAAATATAGTATCCTTGTTGCCTTCTTTAAATACATCAATTGTATGAACATATCTAATGTTTGAAATCGTTTCAAACAGTGTTTCAATTACTGAATATGTTTGATTGCAATCTAATTTAAACAACTCAGTACCAATTACTTCTGGACCCGCATAATATTTACGTAACAAACGATGTATTTGTGATTCTAGCCTTTTCACATTATTTCTTGAATTGGTTGTTACACTCCAAAAAAGTCTAGTGTCACTGCCTACTTGATTATATGCACGTTGTCTGTTAGCAATGCTTTGTGCTTTTCCTATTTTGGTAAAATCTGATGGAAACCATTCACCATTAATTCTAAAGTAAGGTTTCATTGCATATACACCCCATGGGCATCCTGTACCATAATCCAATTCTGTTGCAGTAACACAATATTCATTCATTAAGATTTCTCTAGTATCAAAAACATCAATACCTTGCATAATTACCACCGACACTGTGCTGTTGGAAGTTGAATGCGTTTAATTTTCTTGTTGTACAAGTTAATAATCGCATCATACACACGCCACTGATCGTGGTCTCGAGGCTCCTTAAAGCCATTTGTATGCAGTTCGTTGTAGTATTCGTCCTTAAGACTTTGCTGTACTGTGTTAGGATCGCCATACAACTTAACAAACAAATTGCCTAGTTCAATATCAAACTGTTCGTCTAATACAAAGCCTTGTAATTCTGCTTCTTTGTAAAGCAGTGCCATAGGACGCCATACTTCTAGTTCTGCAGGTGCCAAGTCCCAGGTACGCTTATGGAACTGTAGAGCACGTTTGAAATATTTGCCCCTGCTACCATATTCGTCTGTCATATCAAAGATTGCTTGTCCACTCTTAATCTGACTAAATGCATTGTTTGTGTTTGCATTACGCTTAGGAGTAAATCCTGCGGCAGTTAAGATATTGTTCATTTGAACAGTATGTGTATCTTTTGTTTCTAACAAAATCATAAACTCATCGTATGCGTGTAGTTTACGCTTGTTACGACTGTTAATACGGATCATGTTCTGTCCTGCAAGCCACACACCGTATTCTACTTTGTCGTCAAATCCTGCGGCACTAACTTCGTCATCTGTGATTAAGTCGGTATCAATGTACCATACAGGAAACGCTGTATAATTTTGTCGCTTCATTGCTTGTGCAGTGTGATGTCCGTCCCACAGCATGTACTTGCCATTAATTTTAATTGCTGTTGGAACAATCACACAGGTAGGATCAAAATCTTGTTCAATTTTGTATAAATGGTTTGGCGCAACATCACGTTGGAATCGCGGCCAAAGAAATAATTCTTCCCAAGTTACGTATGCAAATTTGACTACGCCATCGCGAGGATCAAATGGATCACGTTCTTGTGGATGTTTTTGAGGACCTAGCACAATATCAATTGCTTCTGCAATATCTGCTAGTGGAATAATACCATTCTCGTAGTTGTCTGCCATTGTACGTGTGTCAATAGCATCGTCTTTCATTTCAAAAGACACATTAAATTTAGATTGGTATTTGTTAATTTCAACCAGACGGTTGTAAGGTTTCGTTTTCATGTTTTTTCCTTTGCTACTTTACTTTTGCGTTTAGTGTAGTGCGTAACGAATTACTGGCTACAACTATATAATAACATCTATAGGTTAGATGTCAACCATTAAATGACTTCTTGAGTCCATTTATATTTTGCTAGATCGTTTGCTTCAGCCCACTGAATAAACAAGCCTGCTTCTCGGCCGTGTGCTTCAATTTCCCAAGGCATATCCCAATAGTTAAGATTTTTGCTAACCCACTTTCCTTGCCAACGTTGCTTTGCAAGACGTGTGCTGTCGTACAGCTCACCTTTTGCATACTGTTTAGCATGTACCATTTCATGTGCAACAGTTTCAAGAACTCTACGTAGACGCATATTCTTGTGTACTTCGATCATAAAATGTCGTGGACGATCTGAACGTTCGGATTCGCCATCTGGATCAGAAGTACAAAATCCATACGCATGTTGCTTTGTGAGATCTTTTAGATGGATTCTAATTTCGACTACGTCTTTGATACGTGGCATAAACTTATCTACACAAAACTGTGCTAGACTAGCCACATGCTTTTTTTGACTCTTAGATCCACCAAATACTGTAATCATTAGATTAGTTCCTTTGTTGTGTTTATTTGTATATTATACACTATTCAGGAGGTGTGGTCAAGTAAAATCGTAATTTTAAATTCTAGTAGAATCAATGACTTACGTTAAAGTCTGAAAATAATTCTGCCTTTTGACAGATCATATGGGCTCATTTCTACTCGTACTTTGTCGCCCAATATCATTCTTATTTTATACTGACGCATTTTTCCGCCCGTATATGCAGTTATTTCATGTCCGTTTTCCAAACGTACTTTGAACATTTGATTAGGGAGAACATTAACTATTTCTCCTTCTATTTCTAATAACCCTTTATCTTTTGACAATTTTAGTTTTTACTCCTTGACCCAGTCAATTTTAATACCGCGTCTTTTTAGTTCGTTTATGCACTTTTGCTTTAATTTTGGCTTTGTGCTAGTTTTATTAATTGCTTCAAAAAGTTCTTCTTTTGAAGTATTTTTTATATAGTGTCGTTGTATGGACTTCTTACCTGTTTTTCTATCAACTGTTATCGAGTCCTCCTTGAATTTCACTGGCATCGTCGTTCTCCTTAACTTCTGTGATTATGACCGTTCCGTGGTCGCCAATTTCAAATTTTAGATTAGTTCCTTCAACCCAACCTTGGGCATCTAAAATTTCTTGTGGGATATTCATTAGAATGTTTTCATCATCTCCTGGTATATCTTCAAAAATTTCTTCTGCTTTATATGTAAATGTCTTACTCATTTTCTAGTCTCCCAATAAGGTAAATATTTATATGAAAGATGAATACACAACAGTATTCTTTGATGCTGTACGTGAAACCCAGACTTCAACAGGGTATGAACTGCCCGAACATATAGAAGCATACATTGTAATGCTTTTAAGCAGTTATGTGGATAAAGAAGATTTTCCGCCTGACTTAACATTTACCGAACAATACCTTACTCTCAAAAACTCTTATCAAGCCAAAGAGCTTGGTGATACCTGTTTGTTTATAAGCGGAGCATTTCCTCATTTTAAAAAACGTCGCGGAATGAATAGACGATTTTATATAGATATTGGATCATCGTCATACGAAATAGCAAGCACAATGAACAATGATTTGTTTCCTGTGCTTGCTACTCATTTTGTATTTTTATCCGAATTTATAGAAACTACTATTCATTCGCCCAAACGTAAGCTGAATAGCCTTTTCCGTTAGTATCGCCGCCGTTGTTGTCAACTTCCTGATCATCATAATGAACTTCCGTAATAACATCTTCACCATTTGGATATTCAGTTGTAACAAACTTTAGTTTTTTAGGATCAAAGTCTCCATAAGTTTCAATGACACCGTCCCAGAAGCCGCCTTTTTCTGCGCTATAGAACTGTAAAACATATTCCATGTCGTCTGGTCCCATGTCTTCGTCACCTTCAACTTGTTCGACTTCCCAGTCAGTTTCTTCACCAATTCTATCAATGAATGAACTTACTTCCTCGCCTTCTATTACATCAGCAACAAAACTTGAGCCCCAGCCATCGCCGTCGACTTCTTCAACAGTTAGATATGCACTGTCATATGAAACTCCATACTGGTGAATTTCTTCAGTAGGTGCTTCGTACCATTGTGATTTAAAATCATCTTCTGTTAAAAAGTCAGCTTCTTCCGGTACTCCGTCAATATCATCGAAATCGTATTCTTCTGGATCATCAGTTACACAATAGTTAACTAGATCAGAATCTCCATATTCGTCGCAAACATTATTCCAAAAATCAAATGCTTCTTTGGTTAATTTAATATATGCTGCTTCACCACCGTATCCACTAAGTGATAATCTATAATAACGTCTTCCTTTTAATGCGTCGACTGTTTCTTGTCTTTCTTCTGGGCTTGCCATAATATAATCCTTATGCTGGCTCTAACACGCTTTCAAAATATGCAATAACGTTTTCAGGTGAAGTTTCTCCATATGGATCAGGATCATCTGCTGTGCCTACTGGTTCAACAAATGATTTTACTACTACACCATCCTCTAGGACAACTGCAAAACGTCTAGAACGCTTGCCAAAGCCTACATCACTCATATCAATAAACATACCTAAACTATCAGCAAATTCCCCATTTCCGTCTGGAATAACTTTTACATTTTTAATATCTAGATAATCAGCCCAGGCGTTCATAACAAAGCCGTCATTTACTGATGATACATAGATTTCATCTACTTTGTACTTTTCACAGATTTCATCATAGTTTTCTTCAAAGCCTGGTAATTGGTATGTTGAACAGGTTGGAGTGTATGCGCCCGGTAGGCTGAATACAATTACTCTTTTTCCTGCAAACAAATCTTCTGTTGTGGTGGGAACAAACTCGCCACCAATTGGACAGCCACCATCTTCGGGGGCTTCATCACCTTCTCTATACATAAAGGTGATATCTGGGATCACTTTACCTTCAATCATATTTTATCTCCTGTGTGTATGACTGTATGGCGAGATGTTTATCATCTCACACTACTAATTATACACAATAATAATCTATTGTCAACCATTTTCTTTATATTTTTTAAAGATAAATATTAATATGAAGCAAGATCCAGAACTAATAAGTCAACCCGAGGGCGCGATGATATATGAAAAATGTGTGGTGTGCGGCCATGCATGTCATCACGGGGATGTCTGCAAAGTTAAGGACTGTTCTTGCGGAGTTTGCTATCACGAAGTTGAAGAGGTAGATGATTATATAAACATGGAGGGCTAATGGATTTTTTATCATTAGTAAGTGAAGTAGGATTTCCTATTGCGGGGGCTATTGCGGCAGGATATTTTGTATATCTTACACTAAGATTTATTTTAGCAGGTGTTACTGGATCGGTAACTACACTTAAAAATATCATAGGACAACTAGACAATCGTGTACAAACAATGAACAACGATCTTGTTAAAATAGATGCACTACTATCTTATACACTTGGTGTAAAACCCAATGTGGATCGTATTGCAGCAAACGAAGGTAAAGAAGACGCAAGGAGAGATTAATGTCAAATATCGTTGAAATAGTAGATAACATAAAAAATAGATTAGAGCAGAAAGCATTAGAAGAGACGCCGCCCGAATTAATTAAAATAACAGATAATAGTACTGCTGTTGAATCAAAAAAGAAAAAATAAATGGAAGCTGACCTCGCAACAACAATTAAGGATTTAGGATTCCCAATAGTGGCAGCACTAGGAATGGGATACTTCATCTACTTCATTTGGAAGTGGGTAACAGAAACTATTGATCCTATTATTGGCGAGACAATGGGAACACTTATTAAACTAGTTGACCGTGTTCGTATGTTAGATAATGATATGATACGTATGAATATGAAACTAGCAATGGTGTTAGAGCATAGACATTTATTAGAAGAAAAATTGTCGCCAGAACAAGTTAGCGAACTAGATGAAATAATTACTCGTTACCAAAGTAGAAATAACGAATTTGACTCTACAGGGAAAGCTCCGGGAGGAAGCGATGAGCCAAAAAAGTAACTACTTGCCAGAAGAAAAAAAGTACGATTCCATGGATCGGTTTATTGAGTTTCTATGCAAGCACGATGATTGGATTATTACTTTTGGGATTGTTAGTTCTATAATGGCGTTATTTCAAGCAGTATGTTTTTTGGGGATTATATAAATGTTTAAATCTAAATGGGATATATGGTTAGAAAACCAAAACGAAGCTACTAGAGTTTATCTAAAAAATCAAATGAAAGAAGATGATAAACTTATTTGGCTCGGTTTTGGTTTAGGCATACCTGTAGGATTATTACTAGCAGTTATTATTTACTCTGCGCTATAAACACACCGTTCCAATCTTTAGGTAACTTTTGCGTTTTCTGGAACTCACAGCGTTCAATCCACATTTTATAATAACCTTCCATTTTTCCATCAAAATGCCGCATAAGTTTATTACATTCTGTAATTGCTTGATCAAACTTTTGTGCTCTATAACAATCGTGCATACGTTCGTGTATTTCTTTGCTTTTTAGTTGTGCAGGTGTTCCAGCAATATCTAATACTGTATAAATGCTTAGTCCAACACTTTTACCTTTAACTTGTAGATCATCTACTTTTAAGTAGAAGAAGTCATTTTTAGTTTCTTTGTAGGTTGATTCTCCGACAAGGAGTAAGCATCCGTATTCTTTACACTTTGACTCAATTCTTGCTGCTGTGGAAACAGCGTCTCCCAAAACGTCATATGAGTGTCTTTTTGTTGAGCCCATTTCACCAAGATATCCAAGGCCTGTGTTGATACCGGCTCCCATTCCAACTGGCGGCCTTCCTTCTGCTGTAATTTTGTCATTAAACTTCTCCACTGCTCGCAACATTTCTAGCCCACATTGTACTGCTGTTTTAGGATGATCTGGATCTTCTATAGGTGCATTATGTATATGCATACTTGCATCGCCTATGTATTTGATAATCATTCCGTCCATATCAAGTACAGGCTGTGTGATAGCATCCATATATCCATTCATGATTTTTGTTAGTCCTTTAACATCGTCGCCAAAACTTTCACCTAATGGTGTAAAGCCACGCAAGTCTGAGAATAAAATACTAACTTCTCGTTTCATACCTTCTTTAATAAGTGCAGGATTTTCTTGTAATAGTCTTACTACAGTAGGTGATGCATAACCTGCAAACTGTTTCTTTATCGCTTGTTTTTCAAGGAACTCACGAACAAACTTAATTCCGTATACTTGTAATGCAATAATAACCAAAGTAATGATAGGTGCTGTAACATCAATTAACGCCTTTTCTGTTGCAAACATATGCCATGAGTAAGGTAGTACTCCACTAATTAATCCTACTGTAACTACTAGTCCTACTAGCATCCATCGACTGAGTAAAATCAATAATAAACCACCTATAGCAAGCCCTACAAGCTCTGCTGTTGGCGCCCAGTCAGGTCGTTGTATATTTGTACCGTTAAACATTGTACCTATTACTGCGGCTTGGGTAGTACCTGCAAACTGTGCGCCTGTTGCTGTAGGAACAGGATTAGCAATACCTGCTGCTGTTACATCTACAATAACAACTGCTCCGCCAAAATCACTAGGCAAGTCTGCTACACTTACACGTTTTGATTGTTGACTCCAGTCAATCCACACACGCCCTTCTGAATCAGTAGGTATAGGACCAAACTGAGGTATACGCATTTTTTCTACGCCAAACTGATTTAACTTAATTTGAAAGTTTGGATCGCCTGCTATAACACGCAGTGTTTCTAATGCTAAACTAGGATATAATGTGCCGTCAACTACTGCTACAGTTGGCATACGTCTTACTACACCGTCAATTTCGGGCTCTGTACTTACAATACCTGCTCCAACACTGCTGTTTTCTAGTATAGGAATATTAGCAATAATGCCACCATATGGAAGTATACGATCTAAGTATTGAGGTTGTAGAATTGCTGCTCCAGGATTAATAGGCAAGTTAACAGTTTTATCGCTAGGACGACTTGCTAGTATTACAGGCAATGCCATCATAGTTTCTGCTAATTCTGTATCACCTCCAAAGCGATCTTTTTCAGGCATCATTACGTTCCATATAACTATACCTGCTCCTCTGTTATATAGATCTTTTATAATGTCTGAATATATGTTTCTAGGAAAAGGATACTGTCCATAACGTTCTAATGCAGCGTCATCTATTTCTGCTACATAGATATTGTTTTCTACAGGTTCCTGATTTACAATAAGTTGATCAAAATAATTTAATTTAACACTTTGGAAAAAAGCAGGCGGTGTCATAAACAAATATATTAGAGCAGATAGTGTTAATAATGCCCACCACGGACTTAGTAATTTTTTCATTATAATATTCCTAAATAAACAGCATACCTATTAAAAATCCAATATTAAGTCCTAGTGAACAATACAATAAAAGATCTTTCCCATAACTGTAAGGTTGGTATTCTACTTCGTTCATGCCCTTCTTCCCATTAGTTTTGCTTTTAACGCATTCATTTCTGCATCTCTGCTTGTTTTTTCAGATGTTGTACCCAAGTCTTTTTGCGTAACATTTGTTTCCTTGGGTTGGCGTATATCTCTGGGTGTCGAATAACGATTAAGTCGTCTGTTCTGTTCTGCAATTCTTCTTCTGATATCTCGAACTTTGGCTTCAAGATCCACGGTACTATTTTGTCTGTCACTGTTTGCCCTTTCTGCGACTGTGTCTGTCGCGCCCTTATTTCCACAAATGATTCTGCACAACCATTGCCTCATAACGTATTTATATTACACCTAAGAAGGCTAGCCTAAGAATTGCTAGCCAAGCTGTTACTGATACTAACAGCCACAAGTAATGTCTATAAGTTGTGTCCTTATAGTGCCACATTTATACGCCCTCTAAACGTATTTATTTTAATTATTACGATTAACTGTGACTGAACAGCCACCTAATGTTGCACAAGTACCTGTAATGCTAAATGAATCAGAAGCAGTAGTAACATTTTGAGTAAGAGTATAATTGTAGGCTCCGCCACCGTTTGTTAGATCTATTGCGGCACTTGCACTTTTGCTTCCACGCTGATCAACATCTACACTATGACCATCACCTGTAAGAACTATGTCAGCCCACTTTTGTCCGCCGTTGCCTCTTTGCAGTAAATCTACAGTATTACCGTCGCCTTGTATTTCTACAAATCCATCGTGTCCTGCTTTGCCCATTTGTATGTGTTCAACTGTATTGCTGTCACCATTTACAATGTTTGCTAGATGATGCGGTGCTCCGCCTCCGCCACCTCTATTTTCATCTGTTTGATAACTGGCTACTGTGTTTCCATCTCCAGTTACAGTCCAGTATGCTTCGTGGCCGCCTGTTTCGTCTTGATCTATTGTACCATCTTTGTGCATGCCTTGACGTATTGTAATATTATTGTTTGGTCCAGTAGAATTCAAACTAACGTAGTTGTCTACACTACGTTGTTGTATTTCTAAGTCGAGATTATCTCCACTTTGTGTTACATAAATTTCGTTAGCACTACTTTTGAATGATATTAATGTTGTTGTTACCAACACCAAGAAGGTAGTCATAAACTGCTTCATCGCCTTGCTCCACGTTAAGTTTGTATCCATAATTTCCGTTCAAATATAAATCTATTGTATTTTCTACACTAGAATCTTGTCTTTTAATATGCCACATAGGATCTTCGTAATCTAAGAAAAATCCTGTTTCTTCGTCATAACCTAATTGACGCTGTCTAAAAAATTCTTGGTTTTGAGCTTCTAGTTCGTCTTTAAAACTATTTAGTAATGCTTGATTAAGAGCATCTATCATATCAACAAGTATTTCTCTAAGATAATAATCTGCTCCTTTATCTAATTCTGTTACCCAAATATCTTTAATGCTATCAGCTAGTGCATCTTGATCAAGATCATCAAATTTTAAAAAATCAAAATCTAATACACTTACACTAGCTTCTTGTTGCAGCTCTTTTTCTATTGCTGCATCAATAGGATCTTTACGCCTTACAATAAGCATACCAGTAATTTGTGGCTCTGTTAGCTCAACAATAATAGGAGGGCTAGGAGACTTCCAAAGACTTTCTACACGAGTCATTTGGAATGGTTGATTCATTATAACCATTCCTGCATCATTCTCAACACTAATTTCACCTGTCACGCACTCTAACTCTACGCCGTTTTCTGTTTGACAACTAGGTAATAGTGTTACATAACTTTCGCCTATTTCATTTACAATCATAGCAAAGTCTGTACCACGAACTGATATAGTTGCAGTTGGTGTTCTTAGTCTTACATTTTGTCTTGAGTTTTTTGCAATTTGTCCACTTGCATAACGAACAGCACCTAGTGTTGCTCGCATATCTAACACGCCCTTGCCCGAAGCTGGATCATATATAAATTCATCAATAACAACTCTACTATGATCAACTACATCAAGTCGAGTGTCATCAACAAAATCAATACGCATTTTACCTGCATTAGTAACGGCTTCGTCCAATTGTTGGACGCTAGTGCCTACTTCGTTACCTGCATTGTTTCTGTCGCGTAAGATTTGTCCATCCCCGTCTAGTTCAGTAACGGTACCAATTGAGGACTGTGCCGCAGATGCGACAGAGAAAAATAAACTAAAGAGTAAGACTAGCACTCTCATACTAGTCTTAATCTATTTGTGTGATGTCAATAGTACTACCGTTTGTTGTAGCATCAATATCAATAACGTTATCGTATACTCCGCCTTGCGAAATAGTGAATACATTGCCGCCGCCTGTTAAATCTAGATTGATAAAGTGGCCGTTTGCATCTCCATCGCCGTCTACGTCGATATCAATAATGTTACCTGCATTAGATGCACTCAAACTTACGTCTGTAGCACTAGTTGCGCCTGTTGTGTGTAAACTTGCACTATTATTAACAACAACTGTGATATCTGAATCAACACCATCAACATCTGCATCAACTACGTTGTCGTCACCTGTTACTGTAAACGCAACTGTTGACGAACCTGCGTCTGCATTTTCGCCGATGTAGAATTTAAATGTGTTATCGTCACCTGTAGTTGTAATATCTAGTTGTACACTTTCACAATTTCCTGCACCTGCTGTTCCTAAACTGTCACACTTCATGTCTACGACATTAGTATTGCCAGTGAAACTCCAAGTACCTGTGTATGAATCACCATTGATGATTGCTGCAATATCATTAGTATCACCTGTTTGGGTAATAGAAAATACCATGCTGTCACCTGTTAAAGTCACACCCGTGGTGCTGTCACCAAACTGGTTATTCTGCCCATCTTGAGTAATGTCTAAATCTAAGCTATCACCAACTTGCGTAATGTAAATATCATTCGCTAGGGCTGGTGTCGCTAGTAGCACTGTCATCAACGCCGATAATGTCAACGTCTTCAACTTCATAACTTCCCTCCTGTTGGAACTTCCAAAGTCCCTTTCTTTCGCCTTCGTAAACTAGTTCAACTACCGCTTGCTCGATAGCAGCCCTCGTAGCATAATTTACGGGCTCATTAACTGAAAAACCTGTTTCAGTCTCGAGTAACTCAGTTCCCATGTCCAAGAACTTAAATACATCCGCTCCGGACTGGTGGCTTGCAATCGTTTTTTCGGTTGCAATACTTAAAAGTACTTTCCCTGTACTTACACTTACAATTCTTAAAGAAATTGTAACTGTATCGATGCGATATTGCGTATTTGCGCCAACACCTAACCATCTTGCGCCGACACCGCCTACTGCGACATTACTATCGTAGCCAATTATCCCCCCTTCTAATAAAAGTCCTGCAAATAGCAAGGGTTTTAATTGTGGTGCATCTGGGCCTTCGTATTGATCTCTAGTCTGTCTTATTAGTTGTCTTTCTTTGATAAGATTGTCCATCCCTACTCGCTCAACTACGTCAAACCATCCTTCGTCGCCTACATCTTGCAGAGCCTTAATTACCCAAACTTCTCCACCTTGCGTGACTGCTGAGCTTAATTTTGCTACACCGTCACTTGGTTTACGTTGTCCTGTTTTATCACTAAACTGATAAACAGCAATAGTAATTTTAGGTCCGTCAATTTTTGGTACATCTTCAAGACGTTGCTGAATTGGAGATGGTTGTACTATCGGTGATGTCTCTGCTTCCTGTAGTTTTAATAAACTCGGAGTCATTGCACAACCGCCTAGTAGAGCTAAAGATAGTACGAGAAACAGATGCTTCATTAGAAACTAAAGTCTCCTTCTGCCGGAATAGTAATCTCTGTAACTGTGCCATCTTCTTGGACAATAGTTATAGTGATCATTCCGTCTGCCTTTACCCAAGTAATTGTTGACCCTTCAATCTCTGCTGTGCCTGTGTTAGAACATGTATCTGTGCAATCAGCAAACATAGCGTCAACCATCTGTTTGGATAATTGGGCATATATTCTTGATTCAACATTCCGAATAAACTTATTCAAAATGCTATTTTCTAGCTCACGTTCAATTCTTCTAGCCTCTGCTTCTGCCTTGTCTTTAATATCTTGCTTGCGATTGAACGATAATTGTTCTGTACTTAAAACGTGTGCAGAATAACCTTGTCCACTAAAACTTGGGTTTTTAAATCCCCAAACTAATTCGCTTGCCTGAGCTACAGAGCTCATAAAGAACAACGTGAGTACGGCATATTTAATCATAATGGATTCCCTCTTTCATATATTTATTAAAACGTTGCCCTAATCACGTAAATACACTTGTATTTATCTGATGGGTGTTAAAATTCTAACACCATATTACTTCGATAGGAACAAGACAAATGAAAGATAAAATGACTGAAGACGAATTACGAGCGGCTGAGCAAGATGCCCTTTGGAGAATATGTGAAGAACTAAGTGCCTATCATGATACAAGGCCTGTGGATTTGTCTCAAGAAGTTAGCGAATTAGAACAACAAGAGATTGAACGTGCATTAAGAGCGTGTGATGATAATCAAACAAAGGCAGCTAAATTATTAAAACTTAATCGCACTACACTTCTTGCTAAAATGAAAAAGTACAATATTTAAGAAGCAATATATCCAGGTGTTGGCGTTTGCTGATCGTCGTTCCAGTTAAAGCCGCCGCCTGTTATAATTTTATCTCCGCCCATTTGCTGTACTAAATCATCAGCGTCTTTAAAGATAACATAGTTTAGATTGTCTGTTCTAAGCAACATAACAGTAGTAATACCATCTGCTAAATGATAACTTGAATACGCAATTTTAGAATATGCTATATTCATTTTCTTCATATCAACTGTACCGTCATCGTTAATAGCATCAGCAATAAGTTCGCCCGGATTAAATGGTTTATGATGTTTGTTACCTGCTTGTTCTTTGCTTAACTTATCATAGTTTTGTACTAGTGCTTTGATAGTAGATTCAAAGAGTTCATATGTTTCTCTCTTGTTAGCATAAGGTTGTAAGACTTCAATATTAAGTGCTTTGAAACCTGAATTGTTCCAGTTGTATTTTGAACCTTCTTTTGCTTTCTTTTTGATAACGTTATATCTATTACCGTTATACTTTCTTGCAGGTACTAGTTTTTCTGAACCATCTTTTTGTGTAACAGAGACTGTTGCGTCTTCTGGTGCATTCTGCATTATTTGATTAATACCTTTTGCCCACGTAGACCAACCTGTTGTTGCTTTTGCAATAGCCTTACTATTAAATCGTCCACCAGTCTTTGCACTTGCTTTAATTTCAACTTCTTCGTCACCTATCTTAAGATCACCCTTTTTGCCTTTTTCAGCAGGGTTACCCATCATTGACAGTGCCATTTCGCCTGGACCGATTGCACCTGATGTTGTACCTGGAGAATAACTAAAAATGTTTTCTTCAACAAATACATCAAACACTTTTTGGTATTTAGGATTTACATGATTCTTAATGTTACCCTCTGATCTACTAATAACATCAAGCATGTTAATAACATCGCCTTTTACACAGGCACCTAAAAAATCTTTTATTTCTTCACTTGTTACATCGCTGCCTTCTTGTATGTCAAGTATTTTACCAAACAGTGCTTGCTTTAGTGTCTTGGTAAACTTTTCTGCATTAACAGCCATCTTTTTATATGAAGCTCTGTCTGTTGATGTCATTGCAGAAGTGTCTGCATCTGCTGAATAGCCTTGTACCTTGTTTCCTAATGTGACAAGAATACCAGTTACTTCTTTTACAAAATTTATAGCTTCATCACGCTCTGATCTTGCTTGATCACGTTGCGCACGAACTACTTCAAATTCTTTTACTAATTGATCTAATGGTTTATTGATGTCTGCAATAACTTTTTCTTTTTGTGCATCATCAATAGGTAATTTAGCAACTGCCGAAACTGCATCTTTAATTTCTTTAATTGCTTTTTCAGCTCTTGCATCAGCTGCTTCATAATCCTTAATTGAATATAACTTCTTTTGTACTTGTGGATTTGCTTTAGCTTCTTGTTGTTGTGGTTGTGGAGCAGACTTTGCTTGATTTGTAACTCTGTTAACAAATGCTGTAACATCTTTAGCCATTTTTTCTAGTTTAGAAACTAGAGTCATTTTAGCATCTACTTTTTCAGTAGGTATTTGTGATATAGAAGAACTAATGGCTTCTAAATCGTGTAACGTGTGTTGTGTTTCTAAACCAGCATTAGCTGCTTTATTTTCTGCAAGTTGAATTGATACTTTGATGTCACTAAAACGCATTAAATTATTTCCTAAATGTTTTTAGTATTTATACTATTTTAGGAAATAACATATCCGTGCAGAATTTATCTACATCTGCTTCTGGTAATCCTAAACTTTTCATTGTACGTGGAGTGTGCGGATTTTGTTGTTGATTATGACAATAATAGTTTTGTGCGGCAGCAACTAATGGTACTTCACCTGAACCATCGCTTTGACCTATTTCATCAAAATATGCACGAAGATTGTTTAATGCTAGTTCTACGATAGCAACTGCTTCTTCTTAGTGTTTACATTACCTGCGGCAACCATTTTATCAGTAAAAATATTTTTAGCCCACTGCGGAAGCTCACGTTGTTTCTTAGGAATAAAATCTGCTACTGCTTCATAATAGCCTTGTATCATATCATGATCTTCATTGGTAGTAGGAGAAAAATCATGGAATGCTCCTGTCATTTTATTCTTACCTGCAATCACATCAAAGCCATATATTGGTCCGTCATTATTTAAATTAGGAAAGACACATACATGCATCATCCAAAGGCCTTTGCTATCTCTAGCATCCACAACGTCAATGTGTGCCCTGCGAACACTACTGTTAGCCCACACACGGTTAATCCAACCGTTATCAGGTTGGTTAAAAGCATCAAGTCCTTCTTCATTATATTCTGTTGCTTTTTCGTTGAATATATTTATAATTTCGTCTTGACATTCAATTAGTTTAGTCCAAATAATACTCAAGAGCAACCTCCATCATTTCTTGAAATAATTCTGTAGCAGATGTAAACACCCATTTGGCTTCTTCTGCTTGTCCGTCGTGTGTATATGTTCTTAAATTTTCTTTAAGATCTTTTACATCACCTTTAAACTGATACATGCGGCCTTCACCAGGTATCTTCTTTTTAATCATTTGCCCGCCACTAAGGTCACCCATATGTAGTACATATACGTGTGCCATAAGCAGGTCTTTGTTGTCTTTAATTTCTTCAATTCTATCTAAGTACTTCCAAGTACTAGGTAGTGTTATTGGTGTCCTATTAGCAATGTCCCAAAGCTCTTGCCAATCATCTTCTATCTTTTTCATTTGTTTGATGTCAAATAATTTTAAATCATCTGCCCAAACACCTAACTGATCTAATGCTTCTTCGAGTGCTTCGTACTTCTTCCATTGATTATATAAGTATGTTGCATAAAAATCAGGATTGATTTTACCACTCATTAATACTTTGACAAACTCTTGTCTTTCGGCGTTTTGGTGATGCTCCCAAGTTAGCTCTTTTAAATTGCTCAATTAGTCCTCCTCTTCCATTTTGATTTGCAATGGAAAGCCTTTTTGTCTACTTGCCTGAACAGCTTCGTTGGTCTTTGTTTCAGCAATTTCAAAACTATACACGCCTGCTATTCCACTTCCTTCTGTATGTATCGTCATTGTAAGTTGTTCTGCAGAAATATGGCTGTGTTTGAATACAACAGTAAGTAATTCTATTACCCATTCTACCGGAGTATGATTATCATTTAAAAAAATAACTTTGTAGCGTTTTGGAACTTCAACAGTCTTTTCTATTTTTTCATCAATTTGAATATCTTCTACAATATCTGTACTCATTTATTTTTCCTTAAAATGTTAGGGGAGACAATGCTCCCCTAACAACTCTATTACTCGACTTCGCCGTTAATTACAGGTGAACCAACATTGATGTTGATTTTCTTAGGTTGTAGTTCTTCAGGTACTTCACGAACTAAAGTAATGTTTAACATACCTAGTTCAAGATTTGCCTGCTCTACTTCCATATGATCTGCAAGTGTAAATTCTCTACGGAAATTACGTCCTGCAATACCTTTGTGCAAGTAATTTACATCATCGTCACCCTTTGGTGCTAAACCTTCTACACGAAGAATATTACCCTCTTTAGTAATATCCAACTCGTCCATAGCAAAGCCTGCAACGGCAAGTGAGATTACATACTCATCATCAGATATCTGTACAATATTATACGGAGGATATCCTGTTGATTGTGAATTAGAAAATTGTCTTTCTAATTCGTTAAACATTCTATCAAAGCCAATTGTGGCCCTGTGAAAATGTGGTAGGTCTAAAGTTGTTAGTCTTGTCATTTTATTTCTCCTTATTAAGCAAGATTAATGTGTAGAGCCCAAATGGCACTCTACACAATTATTTATTAAGATGCTTCGTCAAACTCTGCATCAATTATATCCTCAGCTTCAATTGGACCTTCGTCTGTTGCTGCTGAAGAATCTTTTTGCTGTTTAGCCGCCATTACTGCGCCGGCTGCGGTAGCAAACTCCGTGATCTTAGCGTTGATAGCATCTGTATCATCGCCTTTAACTGCTTCTTCTAATGCATCACGTGCTTCAGTATAAGCAGTAACTTGTTCTTCTGTTAAGTCTGCTTGCACTTCTTCAAAGTCACGGTTGGCTTGAGCAATGTGTTGCTCTGCACCATTACGTGCTTCAACAAGGGCTCTACGCTTCTTGTCTTCTTCTGCATTAGCTTCTGCATCTTTCACCATTTGTTCAATTTCAGACTCAGACAAGCCGCCGTCACTTTGAATAGTTAACTTTTGTTCTTTGCCTGTGCCTTTGTCTGTAGCACTTACACTTAGAATACCGTTTGCATCAATATCAAATTTTACTTCAATTTGAGGAATACCACGCATTGCTGGTGCAATACCTTCTAAGTTAAACATGCCAAGATGTTTGTTATCTCTGATAAACTCACGCTCACCTTGTGCTACATTAATTGTAACTGCTGGTTGGTTGTCTTCTGCTGTTGAGAAAACTTGTGACTTTGATGTAGGAATAGTTGTATTCTTATCAATCAATTTAGTCATAATGCCACCCATTGTTTCAATACCTAGTGACAATGGAGTAACGTCTAATAATAGTACGTCCTGCTTGTCGCCTGCTAGTACTGCACCCTGGATCGCTGCACCTGCTGCAACTGCTTCATCTGGATTTACATCCTTGCGTGGAGCCTTACCAAAGTATTTTTCAACAGCCGTTTGTACTGCTGGCATACGTGTTTGGCCACCTACAAGAATAACTTCGTCAATGTCACTTGGCTTTAGTCCTGCATCTTTAACTGCAACTTTACATGGCTCAATTGAACGTGCAACAAGGTCATTCACCATTGCTTCGTACTTTGAACGTGTAAGGTTAATAGCCATATGCTTAGGACCACTAGCATCAGCAGTCACATACGGAAGGTTAATTTCAGTTTGTTCTGTGCTTGATAGTTCTACTTTTGCCTTTTCTGCCGCTTCCTTCAAACGCTGAAGAGCCATTTTATCTGTCGATAGATCAACAGCATCTGACTTTTTAAATTCTGCAATCAAATAGTCAATAATTGCTTGGTCAAAATCTTCACCGCCTAAGAATGTGTCGCCGTTTGTAGCAAGAACTTCAAACTGCTTTTCACCGTCAACATCTGATATTTCAATAATTGAGATATCAAAAGTACCACCACCTAAGTCGTATACTGCAATCTTCTTATCACCTTTGCCGCCTTTATCAACACCATATGCTAGTGCTGCTGCCGTTGGCTCGTTGATAATACGTAGGACTTCAAGACCTGCAATCTTACCAGCGTCTTTAGTTGCTTGACGTTGCGAGTCGTTAAAGTATGCAGGAACTGTAATAACTGCTTGTGTTACAGGCTCACTTAGATATGCTTCTGCATCTTGTTTAATTTTGCGTAGGATTTCTGCACTAATTTGCTGTGGTGCATACTTTTCTTCACCTACTTGTACCCATGCATCTTTGTTGTCTGCTTCGACAATTTTAAAGGGCATGTTTTTGATATCTTTTTGTACTGCTTTGTCTTTGAACTTACGTCCAATCAAACGTTTTACAGCAAATACTGTACTATCTGCGTTTGTTACGCCTTGACGCTTTGCAGTAGTACCTACTAGAACTTCACCGTCGTCCTTATAGGCAACAATACTTGGGGTAGTTCTGTTACCTTCTTTGTTTTCGATGATTTTATATGATGATCCGTCTACAATAGATAGACATGAATTTGTTGTACCGAGATCGATACCGATTACTTTTGCCATTTTATTCTCCTTTATTAAGCAAGATTAATATTCGAACCCTTTCGGCGTTCATTTTTATTTATCACGAGAAAACCGCTACTATTTCATTATTGGTAACAGAAATGTATTCTTCATCCTCATGAGTAAATTTTGTTCCACCATTTGCATTTACCAAGATACGATCTCCTGGAGATACATTTGGCTTTGTAAACTTACCTTTGTTATCGTAAGTTCCTTCACCTACTGCTAAAACTTCAGCTTCTACTACGCCATCGTTTTTAGCATTAGCTAAAATAATTCCGCCTGATGTTATTTCATCAGGATCATTTTGTTTAATAATGATATTTGCGTGAATTGGTCTTAACATATCAATTTCCTATTGTTGATTTTTCGTATACAGCATTATGTGTTTGCGTACATCTAACAAATGTAGTGCATTTACTTAAATGCTTTAATTTTACTGCGCCTGCGTAAGTACAAGTAGAACGCACCCCACCAAGGATATCTTGAATAGTACGAGCCACTGTTCCTCTGTAAGGCACAAGAACCGTTCGTCCTTCACTGCTACGGTACTCCTTTAGTCCGCCAAAATGTTTATCGTTTGCACTTTCACTACTCATACCGTAGAACTGCACAAACTGTTTTGTTTCTTTTACATAACTTCCAGTTGCTCCAGAAGGTATTATTTCATTTGTAACATAAGTCTTTGTAATTACTTCGCCGCCGCCTTCATCGTGTCCAGCAAGCATACCACCAAGCATTACAAAGTCGGCCCCGCCCGCAAAAGCCTTAGCAATATCGCCAGGACAGGTACAACCACCGTCAGCAATAATATGACCACCAAGGCCATGAGCGGCATCAGCGCACTCCATAACGGCACTGAGTTGTGGATATCCCACACCAGTTTGTATCCTAGTAGTGCAAACGCTACCAGGCCCGATACCCACTTTAACAATATCTGCTCCTGCAAGAATAAGTTCCTCCGTCATTTCGCCTGTAACAACATTGCCTGCAATTATTACAATATGTGGATAAGTCTCACGCATCTTTGCAACAAAGTCACGAAAGCGATTTGAATATCCGTTAGCTACATCAATGCAAACATATTTTAGATTGCCGTCTGCACGTTCGTATACATTTTCAAACTTGTACCAGTCATTACCACCAATACCAATGCTCATTGCTACATAGTTTGTACGTTCGTACATATCTGTATCGAAGTATTCAACGAGTTCGTCTACGGTATAAGTTTTAACTAGACATGTAAACAAGCCGCCTTCTGCCATCTTGTCTGCCATTTCAAATGTACCAACACCGTCCATATTAGCAGCCATAATAGGCACACCTACCCAATGCGGAATATCTCGCATGGTTTCTATACTCATGTCTTCAGGTTGCCAGTTACGCCAATTATATTCTCTATTAAGATCTACTTCTTTACGACTTCCTAATGTGCTACGTTTTGGTCGAATCAAAACGTCTTTGTAGTCAAGTTTTAGATCCTCTTCAAGGCGCATTTTAAAATCCTCTTTCTTGTTCCTGTTTGCGTAATTTTTTCAACCAACGAGCCCTGCCGGCTGCTTTTGCTTTTTTACGAAGTTCACTTGGCTTAGTGTAACGCTCACGTTCTCTAAGCTCTTGTAAGATTCCATCTTCTTGGACTTTCTTTTTAAAAATTCTTAGTGCTTTGTTAAAGTCACCGTTTTTAACTTCAACACTTAAACCTTTGAAGTTACTTTCGTTTTGATATCGATTCCGATTATTTTTGCGATTAAACGCCATTCATATCTCCTTCTTTTAAGAATGATAAATCATATACTCTGTTAATGCTTATATTATTATATACTGAATCGATAGAGTTTGTCAACCAGTATGTGTTCGGATTAGCAATAATATAACTTGCTAGATCTCTAACTTCTGATGTAGAGTTATCAACATCAAATATAACATAATCTACAATTTTTGACACAGTTAATAACCAATCAAAATTATGTTCTTTTAACTCGTACACGTAAAGATTAAAACTTATGTTCCAGTCTTGTACAACAGTTTGAAACTCAGATTTAAGAGATTCACTAGGATAAATTAAAAGTATTGATTTGCTATGATTAAGGACTTTGTCGGGTGGTGTAACTAATGTTATATTTGGCATTTATGACCTATTTGTCTCGTATCTCTTTCCAAATAGAATTGTTTGATTGCTCTGCATTTTGAACATAACCTTCTTCTGGTATCCATGGCAAACTATTGATTCTACCATGTATGTATAACTTTTTATACATCTTGAGGTTCTCGTTTGGATGCTCTGCTTTCCACTGTTGTTTTAATGTTTTTATATCGTCACGTAGTTCTTGTTCTTCAATGTATTCTTTACGTTGTCTTTGTTCTTCAGTTTCAATATGTATTTCTTCGTCGGCTTCAGGATCAATTTTTACTTCTGTTTCTTTAGACTGCACTTCATCAGGTTGTACTTCTGACTGTTCCAGTTCTGTATCCACTGCATCTGCCACGGCAGTATCTGCTTCTGGTACCACGTCTCCCAAATCATCATCTGTTGTAGTAGTAGGTTCTGTAACATCTACTTGTCTTTCTTCTTGCGAAGTTTCAACCACAACTGAATCATCTCCAGTCTCTGACGGAACGCTTTCTTTAGGTTCCCCGTCGCGAAGTTCTTCAGCATCTTGCTGTTTTTCTTCTGTAGTTTCTCGTCTATCTTCTTCATCTTTTTCCTCCTTAGGAGTATTAACATTAAAGCCAGGGTTGTCAACTATACGCTGTGCTCTTGCTTGCTCGTATTGCCGAAGCCAGCCACCGTTATCATCTTTGCGTGATCTCCACTCAAAGGTATATTGGCTTGCTATCAATAATAAGACTGCTAGTGGATCAAATACAAATATAATAATTATAATTACCCAGCGAACTGCTTCTTCAAGCATATTCTTGTCTGCTTGTTCGCCATAAACAAATTCAGCAATATATTTAATTGGACCTACTTCTGCTTCTAGTTTGCGGTACTCGCTTTCTAGTGTTATTTTTTCGTCTGTTAAGCGATCAATCTCAAATGACGCTGTTCGAACACGTTCGTTCTGTTCATCTATGTCAGATTGAATTTGTTTTGAATTATCTTCGCTTGCTATGTTGTTTTGCAATCTAGCAATAAGTGATTGACTTTGTTGTACTTGATTTTCAGCACCTCGTCTTAGTCTTGCTATTTCTTCTCGAGCTGCTTGTACTGTAGGGCTATTTGCGGCATTTTGTATTTTTTCTAACCACTCATCGCGCTCTTGTTTTTTACGGTCTTGATAGGCTGTAAATGCGGCGGCCGTTCTTGGACCGTAGTCGCCGTCTACCTTTGCTCCTACCATTGCTTGTGCTTTTTCAATATCGTTTGTATCGATATAATTTTGTAGTGTTGCAAGTTCGTTATCAATTCTTGTAAGCTCTGCTTGGAATAATGCTGTTACATTATTGATTATTTCGTTTTGCTCATCTATTGCAGGTTGAATACGAGTAAATGCACTATCAATACGTTCTTGCTCTCTATCTATTTGAGCTTGAACGTTTGCATCACTGCCTGTTCCTACATTTTCTAGTTGTTCAATTCTGTCTTCTGCTCTAGAAATTATATTTTGATTTCTATCTATTTCTGATTGCAGAGTTTCTATTTTTGCAATATTATCTTCGCTTGCACTTGTTTGTTCTATATGTGCTTTTGATAAGAAACCAAAAATACCCATACTTGTTATGAGCATTAGAACAAGAACTGCTGTGGAGAGATAAGTCTTTAGCCACCAGGTAGCCTGACTCCAGTATCTATGTAACCAAACTGCTGTAACTAGTTTGCCTATTTCTAATACACTGCCCATTATTATAATAGGCACTGCGGCCGCGGCGAATATAGCGACCAAACCTGCCACTGAATAGTATATTGCTACTGCCGAAATGCTTAAGGCAGTAATTAAAGTTAGTATTCCTAAAAGCATAATGTATTTATTGGGTTCTCCTATGCCTATTAAAGCATGTTATTTCTTTATAAAATACCAATGGTCGTCTTCATAGTGTTTTTTACAAGCAGTTTCATCAAACTGTCGAGTTGTACCTCTAACAGTAATTGCAGAAAATATAACTCTACAAAACCCTACACCTTGCGGATATCCATGTACTGCTTTTACTGCGCCCATTGCATCTTGTTCGTACCAATGTATAACTTTACCATAGTCTGATGCTAGTGCTGTATACACTGCCTGTGTTTGTTTGAGCTTTTGGTCTTTGTCCAAACTGTATCGATTAGCAATGTAAACATGTTGTACCGCAGAAACAATCATACTCCCGCCACCATTTGGTGCTGTAACTACAGGAGTTGATATTGTACTACTTTGATATGGTGTTACACTACAGGCAGATAAACTAACTATTATTGCCGTTGATATTAACAATCTCAAGTGAACCGTCAAACTTTTCACAGGCTACTCCTTTTTGTTTTACAAGGTTACCATTACGTCTCTCAGTGTACCAAAACTCTCTGCAAGATGCATCAACACCAGCACGTTGTATTGCTGTTTGTTGTCCAGGTCTATCTGTACATTGAAGGACTGTTTCACTGCCTACTTGATTGCCATTACTCATTGTAATAGTTTCATCAGTATAACAGTAAGGAGCAGTATAATTGTACTGTGTACTACTACATGCTCCTAAGAACAGTATACTAGTTAGCAGAAGCGATAGCCGTTGCATCTTTAGCCTCAGTAATTAGTCTGTCAAATGTTTCGAGTGGCATTTTAATACGCACATAGGTGTGTACATGACCAGTGCTTGCTAGTTGATAAGACTTTTTCTTAACTTCTAAATGCTCTCTAATAACAGTATCTTCTACAGAGTGCTTTACATAAGTCTGTGTAGTGCGCAGATCATTATTAATGTCTACTTCAGTAAAACTATTTACTGTACCATTAATGCGTTCTGCAAATCCTTTGACAGCAAATGCATATGCTTGTGCTTCACTTGCTTGTTCATATCTACTTTCGCCCATGCCACATGCATATGCGTAGTCAGTTTTCCAAAACAAGAAACCTTCAGATCCGATTTGTTCGCAATCTTCATACCAATTAGGATTGGCTTTAGTTTCTCTTACTTCGATTGTTTTCATTGAGCTACACGCACCTAGTCCAATAAGAAGTGCGCCCAAACTCAATGCCTTAATTGTGCCTTTCATATATGCCTCCATTAGGTCATTTAATTTTTAAAGTATACAACCACACGTTTACATTGTCAACCATTATTTTTCCCATCGGTAAAATATATGATCTTCAATTTCGATTGTTTTAGTTTTAGTTTTAGCCCATGCAGGCATTACATAATCTGCATGGTAGTGAGTTGCACCTTCGGTAATATCTACTACAGTGATTTCACCTCGTACAACAAGTGCGGCTAAACTATAAATCTCATTATAGACTTTTTGGTCATAGATAGTATCAGCCTTGCCATCGCAATACCAACTAAACTGGCAACGATTTCGTACAGGAATCATTTCTCCTGTGCCTTTCCAACTGGGTCGAGTTGGACCTTGTTTTACAACTTCACAAACTGTATCAGGATATCTGTCATCTTGAACCCTATTTGATGTAACTGCAATAACTGCTAGTCGTCCAGCGGTTCCCTGTCCACGAGCTTCGTGATAGACGTTTTGAGCCATACACTCAACTTGTTTTTCTAACCACACGTTGTCTGATGTTTTTGCTTCGTTGACGGGTGATACTGAAAGGATAGTTGTTAGAATAATTTCAGAAATAGTCATTTGTTACCTCCGCATTTTGGCTATTTCTTCAGCCTGTTTTGTTCCTCGCATTACTGGTACTGCGTTTGACTTGTGCATTGTAGCAATACCAACAATAAGATCGCCAGTATATTTCATAGGTTCTTTTCTAGTGCCACCACCTGTTGGTATGCTGTTTGTTAGTGATGGATAGTTTGGGGTTTCACGTTGATAACTTTGATCTCCTTTATAGGGAACAAATTCACGTTTAGTCTTAGGTTTGCTCTCGCCTCTACAATATGCAATATAATCTTCTAGTTTTTCATACTGAAGATCATGCATATGATTTTTGCGCATTGATTTATTATGTTGACGCCATTGAACAGTGTATTGTTCAATTTGCTTTTGTGTTAGAGGTTTCTTCTTACGCTTTTTGGTATTGATGGTTGTAAGGCCTCTAGCCAAATGCATAGTCATAAAAAAACTCCTGCTATTTTGTTAATAGTAAAACTATTATAGCAGGAGTTTAGTAAGGTGTCAACCGATTTTATGCAAAAACTTTTGCTCTAGAACCGTTTACATCTCTTGCTGATACTGAATATCTAGTCTTGCCAGTTGTAGCAACGTCAGTATTCACTTTTAAGCCAGCTGCTCTAAATTCGCTCATTCTTGCAGGTAGTTGCTGGATACCGAATCTTGCTTTAGCGTCTGCTGCTGTAAGAGTCTTACCAGTACCTCTAAGATAATTCTCTAAGAATGTTTTTTGGTTAGTTTTAATTGTAGTAAATGCCATTTAGGGCCTCCTTTATAAAAATTAATAAACATACTAATTTTCTTAGTATTCTATTATTATACGGTCGCCCTAATGTATTGTCAACCTTTTTCTTCCATTAATTTTACAGCCGCATCATAATCTTCTTGTTTGATTACACCTTCGCGCAATAGTTTTGCTCTATTGGCTTCGTGTTTCATTTGCACTTCTTCTTTGCTTCCGCCAAAGTATGCAACTGCATGTCCTTCTTCAATAAGAATATCTGTAACTTTTGCCCAGCGATCGTGTGTACCATCGTAAACTCTAAAATCACCTAAGATACGTCCGAACTTGCCTTTCATATCTTCGCCTTTGCGATCTTCTGTGGTAATAAGTTTGCCACCGTTCTTCATAAGTTCCTTTAGTCTTGCCTTTGCGGCTTCACCAAATAGATCTTCTACTTTGTCTCTTGTTCTCGATTCTGGAGTGTCAATGCCCATAATACGAACACGTTCGTCTTTTAAACATACGCCAAATCCTAGATCAATATCTACATCAACTGTGTCGCCGTCGACGACTTTTAATACAGTAACATCATACTCGTTTTGTGTCATTTGGATTATCCCCTCTAAATAATATGCCCATATTATTTAGTCAAAAATAAAGGGGCAAGTTTCCCTGCCCCTTGACACCGCTTTGTTCTGTGTGCTTATCTTAGAACGAGAATGTAGCTGTTGCTGTGATCTCGCCACGCTCTTCTGCTTCTAGGTCATATGATGTGCCTAGTTCTAGTTCTACATTGTCCATCATTGCTGGTACATATGTTGCACCAAACTTTAGTGTTGGTAGAGTGTCGAACTCGTCACCCAGTGTGAAACCACCATCGTTGTCCCATACTGATAGAGTTGTGTCAGCTGTTAGGCTTAGTGGACCGTCAACCATTGGTTGCCACTCTAGTTCTGGTGTGATTGTTAGTGTAGTTGCTTCTGCATCAAACTTGTGCTCTGCTACTACGTCTGTGTTTAGCGCCAAACCTGGAACTGGTAAGTCCATGGCTGTCGCTGATGTTGCAGCCATTGCGGCTACCATTGCTAATACTGCTGTACGCATTCATAAATTTCCTTATTATTATTATTTTGATATGAGCGGAGGGTTTTTGTTTGCTCACAATATTAGTTATCTTATTCTAACACAAAATTTACAGATGCGACAACCATAAAAAAAGAGTGCGGCATTTCTGCAACACTCTTATTCTACGTTTTAATTTAAATTAAAACTTTACAGCAAAAGCCACTAGTGCTTCTCTGTCTACTTTGTTAAAGTCCGCATCCATTGTTTGCATTACTGCTACTGAAACTACAGTGTTTGATGTAACGCTGAACCTTGTGCCAACTTTTCCATAACTGTCTGACTTACGAAAATCTAGAAAATTTCCATCATCTGATTTGAAGTCATAACCTAATTCGACAAAAGGAACTAAGACTGAAATGTTTCTTAATTCAATTCCTGCATATGGACTAAGCAATAGTTCACTACCGTCAATTGAATCGCCAAAGTCGAAATGTGCTTCTGCTGCACCATATCCTGTAAAAGCACCTAATGGAACTTCACCGCGTGTTGACACGTTGATACGGTAATCCTGTACACTGTTGTCATCAATAATTTGAACGCCAACATTTACAGGTCTGTTTACTGTGAATACACCTAGCCTACGTGAGTCTGCTGAAAAATCACGAGAAGCGCCTGTACCAAGCGACACTCCAAATTTTTCACCATGAGCTGACACATATACTCCGGTATTATCAAAGTCGTCTGCTAAAGCAGAAGTAGTTAGGCCAAAAAACAAGCCTAATGCTAATATAATATTTCTCATTTTATTATTTCCTTTATTTTTGTTTGCCACCTGGCAAACACAATACTTACTTATGATGGATAACTATTTTTATGTTTAATTCTGGCAGAAAAGAAAAGCACCCGAAGGTGCTTTCCTGCTATTTTTGGTAACAAGGTATAACTACCCCGTAGCGATCACGCCGCTAATGCAAAGTTTTCGTTTGCGTTTGTTTTGTTTCTTGCGTTAACCGAGCTTGCGCCGGACAACTCCACTCATCTATGCCGTGTATCGATCCTAGTTCGCCCCCATCATAAAAACACTATCCACAACACTTTGGCTTTTGTCTGCCTGCTCTCCAAGCACGGAAATCAATAACCCATTTCGTCACACACATTCCTAGTAGTGCGGCTAAACTTGTGTATTGTATTCCTGTCCAAATTAATGCCATTATAGTGTCCTTATGGTGGAGGCGCCGGGTACCGCCCCCGGGTCTACTCCGTCGTCAAATTGCTTCAACATTGTATATTATTTATAACACACTCAGACCGAGTAAGTCAAGTTCTAATTCTTCTTGTTCTTTAGATTTTTTACCTGGTCGAATAGGTTCTAACCAAGTGTCTGCAATATATGCTCTAGGGCTCGGTCCTAGTTGAATGTCTAAATCTTCTGCTTCAATCCACCAATAGTGATCTGATACTAATGCTTGACATACTACACCTCTAAAGGCAAACTGTGAACCCTGTTGAAACTTTCCAATATACTCTGCTACTTTAACAATTCGTCCTACATTGCTAGGATTCATAGAGTATATTATTTTTGCTACATCACCTTTGTTACACTTCATTCTTTTTTATTTTATTACTTTCATGTTTTATTAGTAGTGCATTGACTTCATCTGTTTTACGCAACCAACCGTCTTCATCTACTATGTAAACATCACCTGGGCTATATAAGACGGTCTTGTCAGGAATTTTATTACCATCCTTATCAAAGCCCATTACTTCTCCGGGCCAGTCGCCTTCTACTCTAAATCTATTTAATCCGCTATGTACCGTATAATCTATCCAAAACATTAACTCAATATATCAGCGATACGATGTGCTAATTTATTAAACCACATTTTATCGTGTCCTTTTGTTGTCTCTGCGGCTGTGCCTATTCTAATACCGCTTGTTTCGACAAAAGAACGTGGATCATTTGGCACACCGTTTTTATTGACAGTGATGCCGTTTTCTTCTAGTAAGTCAGCGGCTTCTCTGCCACTGTATTTACTACTAGACAAGTCCATAAGAATTATATGCGAATCAGTACCTCCTGTGAGTATTTTGATGCCACGCTCGTTAAACACTGCACACATTTCTTGTGCATTATCAACAACACGGCATGCATAATGACGGAAGTCAGGGTCATTTGCTTCTACAAATGCTTGTGCTTTGGCAGCAATAATGTTCATTAGTGGACCGCCTTGTGTTCCTGGAAAGATTGCTGAATTAATTTTCTTTGTATAGGCTGCATTGTTCCAAAGAATAATACCGCCACGTGGGCCTCTTAGAGTTTTATGTGTAGTTGATGTAACAAAATCTGCATAAGGTATAGGACTTGGATATGCATGTCCTGCAACAAGACCCGAGTAATGTGCCATGTCAACTAATAGATAAGCACCTACATGATCTGCAATTACTCTAAATGCTTCCCAATCAATTTGTCTTGGATATGCACTTGCACCAGCGACAATCATTTTAGGTTTAACTTCAACTGCTTGTTTCATTATAGCATCATAGTCTAGCCAACCTGCTTCGTCTACACCATAGTGATGTGCTTCATAAACTTTACCAGAAATATTTACAGGTGCACCATGGCTTAAATGGCCGCCGCTTGCTAGATCCATTCCAAGTATACGATCGCCTGGCTTTAAAAATGCAAGATAAATTGCAGTGTTTGCATTGGCTCCACAGTGAGGTTGGACGTTAGCAAACTCACATTCATATATTTCTTTAAGTTGATCTATTGCAAATTGCTCAATTTCGTCCATATGCTCGCAGCCGTTGTAATAACGCTTGCCTGGATAACCTTCTGCATACTTGTTAGTAAACACTGAACCACATAGATTCATTACACTATGGCTTGCAAAGTTTTCACTTGCAATTAATTCAATAGTAGAATGTTGCCTGTCTACTTCTCTATCTAAAATTTCGTATATTCGTTTATCCATTACCAAATTCCTAAAGTTTTACTGTTACCAAGGATAATCATTACACAAGTAACTATGTGAAGCACTATCCAAAAGGTGCGAAAAGCCAGTGCCTTCTTTACATCCTTTTGAGATATAGGAAGGAATTCTGGCTTATCGTCGTCTGTTATGCCTATGGGCATACCAACGGTTCGTGCCCAAGTTTTGAGCCAACGCCGTTGCCCGCTCATTACATAGAGTTCTTTTTATCTTGAATTTCTTTGCGGCGTTCTTTTGTAAGTTTGCCAAGATCGCCTAGAGCTTTACGAGCTCTTGCGGCTGCTGCCTTTACACCTTTTTCTTCAAAAGTTGCGTGTTCAGCAAGATAGTTATTGTACGCCTGTACAATTTCTTCATGGTTTGACATATTTTTTCTCCTATTAATTACCTACAAATACGTTTTCACTGCCTGTGGCAGCATGGCCACATGTAGCAGTATCATCAGCATTGCATACTGCAATACCGCCTACAAAAACATTTTTAGAACCTGCTGTCATAGTAGGAGAATTGTGAGGCGCATCGCCGTGACTTGCGACTGAATCGCCGTTGACAATGACCTTTTCTCCGTTAGCATATACAGTAGTTTGACTCGGAATTAAATCTCCGCCTGCTGTATCGTTATCTCTGCAGATTCCTGTTTTTGACATTAAGTTACAATACCTGTAGTTTGGGTTGTATATGATTTAGCAACATCATCGGCTGTTTTCATAACACACGATACTGCTGCTTTTTTAATGAGTACAGGACTATCTGCACTTACAGAAAACATAAACGGTGCAAGTCCAAGTCCATCTGTTGTTTGAACTAGCATCATTGGTTTATGCATTTTGTATCCATTTTCTTCATCTTCCAGACGACCTACAACTTCTTCGCCTGACAATAGTTTTAGTGAGACTGTGTCTCCAATTTTATAAGGGGTTTCTATAATCATGTTCCTACGCTATATCCTGTACCGTTAAAACCTGTGTCTTCACAATACTTTATTAGTTCGTTATATCCGCCAATGGATTGACCATTGATTAATATTTGCGGTACACTTCTTGCATTTGGTACAGACTCTAAGAGATCTTCTCTTGTCCATCCATCGCCAATTTTACGAACTTCGTAAGTTAAGTGTAAAGAGTTTAGTTTTGCTTTTGCTTTATCACAAAACGGACAGTTATCTTTAGACCATACTACAATGTTTGTTGTCATAATGAAAATCCTTTCAGTGAGTCTTTACTGACATCTTGTTTAATGCCACCAATTACATAACTTTCTACTTCTGTTTCTTGAGGTGCAACCTGTAGTCCAGAACTAGATAGCCAATGTGTTGTCCACGGTAGCGGGTTAGTATTAACTGGAGCATCAAATATAGTATTCATGCCCAGTGCCTTTAGTCTACGATTAGCAATATACTCTACATATTGATGTAGTAGTGTATCATTTAGTCCAATCATTGAACCATCTTTAAATAGATAATTGGCCCAATCTTTTTCTTCAGCTACACATTCACGCCATAAGTCGTATACTTCTTCTTCACATTCTTTTGCAATCTTAACCATTTCAGGATCATCTTTACCTTGCGCCCAAAGTTTTAAAATATGAGTGCTTAGTGCAAGATGTTGTGCTTCGTCTCTAGCAATAAGGCTAATGATCTTAGCACTACCTTCCATTAGTTTTAATTCGCCAAATGCAAATGTACAAGCAAAAGAAACATAAAAACGTAAACCTTCAAGAATATTTACCGTATGCATTGCTAGGTAGAGCTTCTTTTTGACTTCACGTAAGTCGCCTTCGCCACGATGAAAATAAGCATCTGCTGCTTCGTTGAATGCATCGTAATGTTTTGTTACTGACTCTGCACGAGCAATAATCTTCTCGTCGTCGAGTATTGTATCAAATACTTCACTTGGGTCTGCATATACATTTTTCATAATATGTGTATATGAACGACTATGAATTGTTTCAAAGAAGTCCCAAGTTACAATACAACCTTCGATTTCAGGTAATGATACATGTGGTAAAAAACTTAGGCATGGCCCACGTCCTTGAACACTATCTAATAGTGTTTGGTATTTTAAGTTTGATGTAAAAATATGCTTTTGCTCTGGACGGAAATTAGCATAGTCTGCACGATCTTTCTGCAAACTTACTTCTTCTGGTCGCCAAAAGTAACCGAGCATAGTTTGGTTCAATTTGTCAAACACAGGAAATTTGAATGTGTCATATCTCTGTGTGTTTTGTTCTGCGCCGAAAAACATCGGCTGTTTGGTAAAATCTACCTTTTCTTTGTTGAATACTGTCTTTGACATTTTTTAATCCTTTTCTATGTTCAATAATAATATAATTATATTGACTTGTCAACCATTAAATTGCACAAGCCTCGCACTCTTCGCCTTCTTCAACTTCACTTGGTGCAAGCTCTGGCTGTGGCTGTTCATCTTCTAACTCGCTTGGATCTTCTTTATAATCATATGTATTCTGATAATAAGAAGTCTTCCAACCATATTTGTAAGTATTCAACAAATCTTGAATCATCACACTCATAGGAACTTCATTGTTTTCAAAATGCGTTGGATTATAACTCCAGTTTCCGCTGATCGCTTGATCAAAGAACTTTTGCATAACTGCAACAACATTAATGTATCCCTCGTTACTTGGCATCTCCCAAAGTAATGTGTAGTGATTCTTTAACGTTTGATACTGTGGAACAATCTGCTTAAGAGGTCCTTTCTTTGACTTCTTAACGGACAAGTATCCTCTAGGTGGCTCAATGCCGTTTGTTGCATTCGACACAACGGAACTGCTTTCTGATGGCATCTGTGCGGACAAAGTTGAGTGCCGTAGTCCATATTCTTTAATGTCATTTCGAAGACTATCCCAATCATAATTTAATTTATGTGGTACTAAATTATCCACGTCCTTTTTGTAAGTATCAATCGGTAGAATACCGTCACTGTATTTAGTGCGGCTAAAATAATCACATGCACCTCTTTCCTGCGCTAATTTGTTACTGGCTTTTAGCAAGTAGTACTGAAATGCTTCAGTTAAATCGTGTACAATCTTCCAAGCTTCTGGCTCACTATACTGAACCTTCTGCTTAGCCAGATAGTGGGCTAGGCCAATATACCCTACACCTAACGAGCGCCTTGCTTTAGTGCTTATCTCTGCTGCCTTAATTGGATAACGTTGATAGTCAATAATTTCTTCTAAGGCACGAACAGCAAGATCGCATAGTTCTTCTAAATCGTTTAAGTCTTTAATCACACCAACATTAATTGCACTTAAAATACATAAAGCAATCTCGCCTTCTTCGTCATCAATATGCTGTAAAGGTTTTGTAGGCAATGTGATTTCTTGGCAAAGATTGCTCATGTAAACTGTGTCTTTGAATGAACTGTGAGTGTTGCAATGATCAACGTTCATAATGTAAATACGTCCTGTTTCTGCACGTTCTTTGATTAGTGCAGAGAACAATTCCATAGCATCAATTTTCTTTTTCTTAATGCTTGTTTTACGCTCATACATTTCGTACATTTCTTTAAATGCATCTGGATCTCCAAAGTATGCTTCGTATAGTCCAGGGACATCATGTGGCGAGAAAAGAGTTATTTCTTGACCAGATAATAATCTTTCATACATTGTTTTGTTGAGCTGTATGCTATAGTCTAATTTACGTACTCGATTGTCTTCTGTACCTTTGTTATTTTTAAGTACAAGAATATCTTCAATCTCTTGATGCCAAAACGGAAAGTGTGTTGTAGCACTTCCGCCACGTACACCATTTTGTGTACAACATCTTACAGTAGATTCAAACTTCTTTAAGAAAGGAATGATACCAGTATGCGCCACTTCGCCACCGCGTATCTTCGAATTGACGCCACGTATTCTGCCAGCATTAATCCCAATACCTGCACGTTGTGCAGTATAGCGGCCAATAGCCATATCGCTACTGAAGATGCTATCAAGAGTATCATCACTGTCAACCAAAACACAACTAGCAAACTGACGTACAGGAGTTCTAACCCCTGCCATGACTGGGGTTGGAATGTTGACTTTAAAAAGTGAGGTCGCATCGTAGTATCTCCTTACGTAGTGCATACGTGTTTCTTTAGGATAGTTAGCAAATAGTGTTGCCGCAATCATCATATACATATACTGCGGTGTTTCAAAAATCTCGCCTGAGCTTCTATCTTGTACTAGATACTTATCAACTACTTGACGCATACCTGCATAGGTAAAGTTTTCATCACGCTTGTGGTGAATGTAACTATCAAGTCTTTCAATTTCTTCGTCTGAATACAAATCAAGAATAGCAGGATCATATACTTTACGATCAATATTTGCTTTAATAATGTCAATAAACGGTACAGCGTCATATTCGCCAAATACTTCCTTGTACAAGTTATATGTTAATAGGCGAGCAGCAGCAAATTGATAGTTTGGATTTTCTAAACTAATTAAATCGTTAGCACTTCTTACTAATATTTCTTGAATTTCTTTTGTACTCATACCATCGTAAAACTGTAAATTAGCATTCATTTCGATTTGACTACTACTAACTCCTGCTAAACCTTCACAAGCAAATTCTACTACCTTGTGTATTTTGTTAATGTTAATTGATTCTGTAGCGCCATTTCGCTTTACGATGTGAATACCGTTTGACATTCTTTGTTCTCCTAATTGTTCCGTTTATCTGATATTTAGTTTAATGCTGGCATGCTATATTGCATTTGAGGCTGTAAATCTTTTGGGAAAGTTTGCCTAGTTATTCTTAATTGATTTTCGTAACCAATTACTACTTCGCCAACATTAAGAAGGTAGTAATGGTTGCTCTTCGCTCTATCTATAAAGATATGTATCTCAAATTTCTCTTGGGAAAAACGTTCAGTTAACTGCAAAGAGTATGCAATTCCTAACAATTTTCCAAAGAGACAATAAGAGTTTTCCTTGATTAATTCCCAAGGATTGGGCCATGCAGATGGAGTGTAAGGATCAACAGACATATGTTCTGTTGGAACAGTTTCATATGTATCTATTGCTTCTTGGAACGGATCTTCTGCAGACTCTAAAACTTGTCTAAAGTCGTGCCAGATGCGTAGTCTTTCTTCATAAGTCTTATTAAAAAACATAATTTATGACTTTGAAGAAATTCTAAATGTTAGTGTTCCTTGATCTGATATGTTCTTACATTGTACTTGAGCAGTATATACTCCTTCTAGTTGTACTAGAAGTGCTTGAAACGATAGTGTCTCTTCGTATGTATCGTTGCCAGCAAAGTCATATTCATCTGAAAGTGTCACGCTGTTGTTCTCTCTATTAATTATCACCGATAACTTTCCAGAACGTGTAAAGACATTTTGTGTTGACTGATAATGATATTCAATATCGTAGAATTTAGTTTCTTCAGCAGGTAGTCTAAATAGACCGTTAAAGTTAATATCTGCTGCAACATCTACTGTCTCTGTATAACCATAGTCAACGAATCCAGGTCCTTCTACATCTGGTATGTAAGGGTCACTTACAAAAAAGTTATTATCTATGCTTAAATTATATGTTCTATCAAAGTGATCGTCAAGAGAAATATTGCCTTTTTCACCAAATTTTATTATTGGCCATGCTGCACCTGATGCGTCTCCGCCATTGTTACCAACACTTACGCCAAACTTATTTTGGCTTGTCATGTTACGTGTGCCTTCTGATATAAAGATTGCATACTCGTCAATGTCTTCAAAATAACAACCTTTAATTGTATTGTCATATGGTGCTTTTTGTCCTGCTTGACGACTCACACCAAATTGTATTGCGCTTACTGCTCTATCAAATGTACAAAACTCTATATCATTATGATGTATTGAGTGATCTGACTTCATGCAAATTCCCAAGCCTACAAACTCACAATCGGTAATTCTATTAAATTGAGATTGTACTGCATCGCTCTTGCTTCTAATAAGTAAACCAATATCACTTGCTGATCCTGTTAGTCTTGCACCGATAAACTTAACGTCATTTACTCTACAGTCTCTTGCGCTGTTCATTTGAAGTAGTACAGTGTTAGCAACTGTTGCTGTAGTTCTTAGAGTAAATCCTGATAAGTTAATGCCTCTTGACGATTCAGCGAAAGATAGTATTGGATCTTCAACCGGGTTAGTTGCAGCTACACTACCATTATAACCTGTGTCACTAGATATTGTGCTGAACATTATAAAGCCGCCGTCGCTTTCAAAAACTGTTTTGTCTCTACCTGCGCCTTGTAGTGTAACGTATGGAGGAATATATACTGTGCTAGTTAGTTTATAAACACCTGGTTCAACATGTAAAACTACTCGGCTCTGTGGATTAGTATAATTTGTGGCATTAAGATATAATTCATAAAGAGCTTTTTGTAGTTGGTTAGTTACATCTGCACTATCACCTGTGCAACCAAATGCTCTAACACTTACTCTGTCATTAAGACGTGCAGATAATGTTCTTTTTACTCTTGATAGTTCACCAGTTTCAATTTCATTTTCTCTATACTCGTAAGTTTCTGCAATGTCAAAAAAGTTATCATGTTCAGTAATAATTTTAGTATTACCTACTGCTGGTGCACCTTCAACTACTGCACCATTACCAATATAAAGTGATTGTGAATCAATAGCCCAACCTAGCTCTCCACTTGCAAGTTGTGGTAAGCCTGAGCCGCTATCTTCTCGTCCTCTTCGGACTTGAATTCTTGAAATTTGAATTACTGCCACGTTATTCTCCTACGCATTTATAATGTATTTATGCGAAGAAAGGGGACAGTGCCCCCTATTATTACGTGTCTTTTAAAATTGACTTTCTTTGCTCGATGAGTTCTTGTATCTGTTTGTTGATTTCTGATACTTGGGTTTGAACTTTATCTCGTTCAACGGCTGTTTCAGTGAGTTTTCCTTCAATACAAAGTTCTCTTTCAGCAAGTTGCATTGTTTCTTCAAACTCGCTTGCAAAAATGCCAGGATAAGCAAAACCTGTTTCAGTACACTCTAATTCAGCCAAATACCAATCATCAGATGTACTATACTCAGGAACAGGTGGCTCGTAATTTCTTGCATCCCATAGACCGTCTAATACTACGGAAAATACAAGTGCTGTTAATGGTTCCATAATTATCTCCTTATTAGGTCAGTACATGATACCACCGTAAGTCTACTGACAAAGGATATTTATGCATGTTTTTCATAGTAGGTGTAAACGCGATTCCACCATTCTTGTTCCCATTCGGCAAACTCGTCTGGCCAAATATCAAACTGTTGATAAGTTAAGTCTCTAGAACACATAAACACATGTCCTTCACGTATATTAGTACCGTGTACTTCGTTGTGTGCGATTGCGTAGGCAGTAAGTTGTAGGAAGTAATCATAAACCCATTCTTCTTTCTTAGGTTTATTTGACTGCTTGAAGTCCATAATACAAGGATTGCCTTTGTATTGTCCTACTAGGTCTGTTGTACCTGCATAGATGCCTGGAACATATAATGGAACTTCTGAACCCCATATTTCGTCTACATCACACATGGCTTTTTCTTTAATTTGTGTTGCCATCTTATGTGCTTGTTGTGCGTAAGGATTGCTGCCGGGTTGAGGCCATTCACCAAACTCAATATAGTCCTCAAGATACTTGTGCATCCTTGTTCCTACACCTGCTGCTTCAGTAACAATTTCCTGTGCTTTCTGTTCTCCCACTCTTTTACGCCATGCAATAAGATGTGTTTTATCTTTTGTTGCATCAAGGATTGTAGTAACACTTGCTACTGGGGGGCTTCCTGGTGCTGCATACCTACGTTTGCCATTTACTTCAACTCTCTTCAATCGCTCATAGGTGTATCTTTCAGTAATTAAACTCATAAGTTCTCCAATGTTAACAACATGTTAACATCAAAAGTGTTGTTTGTCAAGTTAAATTAAAGGTCTGATAAGTCAGTTGCTCGTTTAGCCATATCGGTTACAGTTGTATCCGGAGCATCTGTTGCAGGTGATGCTATTTGATCCATTGCATCATCATTAATTGTGATGCCGTCTGGATCAAACTTTACTAACTTTTGTAGTTGTGCAGTTGAATCGTATATTGTTTTGAATGATTCATAATTGAACTGAGGTATACCGGCTTTTTCCATATACTCGTTCATTGTGTCCCAAGATACTTGAGAACCAGGTTTGATTGTTTTTAGGATTTGTAAGACAATGCCAGCATTGTCTAATGTTTCATTTAAGCCTTTTTTTTAGAACGCTCTACAGACTCACGTTTTTCACGGCCTGCTTCTTCTTCACCGCCAGCTGCTGCTGCATCTGTTGCGAACTCATCGTCCATTGGCTCTTCTGCAGGTGCTTCCATGTCCATTTCGCCGTCAACTGTTGGCTCCATTGCTGGATCTTCTGCGCCCATTGCGTCCATTGGCTCAGCTTCGCCTGTAAGCATACCAACACCTTGTGTTAGTGTTTCGCGTGTTGTTTCCATTGTTGCATACATTGCTTCTAGTGCAGGCTTAACTGTATTAACAAATGATTCAGATTGCTCTGAACCCATTTCATCGCGAATAGCATCTGCTAGTTCTAACATTGATTCTGTTTGCATTTCAGCAGTGTCTTCCATCCAACCAGTTACACGGTCGACCATATCTTTTGCTGCCATTACTAATTCTGCTTTATCTTCTTCGCCTTCTACAATAACACTTTCTTCAATTGCTACATCAACATGATCACGCTCAGAAAGCTCAGCATTTAAAACGTCAAGGAAGAGTTTTGATTTTTGATACTGTGCTGTGCTTGTTGAGTTGAAACTTTCAGTTGTTTCAACTTGGCTTAATTTAGTACGTAAGTTATTACGTGCTGTTTGTAGTTGATCGATAGTAAACGCTTCTAGGTTAATGCGTTGTCCGAACTTCTTAGCAAGGCTTTCGTTTAAGCTCTTCGCTGTTACTGGTTTTGAAATCTCTCTTATATTCATTTGTTACTCTTCCTAATTAGTAAATGTTTGTTATAGTTATTTATCTCAAGATAAAATTATTTGATCCAATTCTTCTTTTGCATCTTTTGTTGCATCAATGCTTATCTCAAAGCGGTTCTGTGCAGAAAGATACTTTATATTATCTTTTGTGACATCCATCGTGTGTTTATAAAATACACAATCATTGTAGTGTTTTGCTATAAAATGATCTAGTTCTATTATTCTATCTTGTTTAGTTCCTTCATCTGCTATGTTTTTAGCAAATGCCAATGCACTAGTTTTACAAAACATTTTAGCAAGTTGTACGTTTTCCTTTGAATCGTAGACTAACCAAGCATTGATCTTTTTGCTATGACGCACTATAAGATGTTTTATTCTAATAGAGTTTCCTCTTACATGAGGAATTGAATAGTTCTCTATTTTAGAATTAACTATATCTTCTAGTACAGTTACTACGTTTTTATTCATGGGGACTCCAACAAACATAATTATACTTAAACTATTTTTTATTAAGCTAGTGCAAATTAGACTATTCGTCTACTTCTACACTATCACCTGGTTTAATTAATTTTGCTGGATCTTTTTTGTTGGGGTCTGGTTTCTTATTAAGTTGGACTTTACCCTGAGCATCTTTTGTTAATGCAGCAGGATTCTTTTTAAGGTCAACAACTGTTTTAGTTCCGTCACCGTGATCGATTTCAGCACTCTGACCAGGTTTCACCTGGCTAATTTTAGCAGGTTGCGCTTCTAAAATTTCTTTCATCTTCATATTCTTTTTCCTTTAGACTTTTTCTTTTGTGTTCTATAACCAATATTAATATTGCTTAATCTCTTTGAATACGGATTTGCTCTCTTTGTCCTGCTGCTTTTTACTTTAATCGTAGGCGCTTTTGACCTTTTTGTTTTTGTTAATGTTCTTGACGCTTTTACATTACGTGGTGCATGACATGTTGCTGCCTTTGCAACAATACGGCCTTTGCGTTTACCACTAGTGCAACGATACTTACGAACAGTTTTGTTTCCTGAACGCCCAAAGATAGTAGTTACACCTTCTGTTATTTGTCGCAGTAACATTAAATTCTTCTACTTCTACCTGCTCGGTTTAATGCTGCTACTCTACGTGACGCTGCGTTTGTCCTTTTTGTTTTTCTAGCCTTACGTGTCATTTTAGCACCGAGTCTTGCTTTTGTCAATTTTAATTTGTTTCTCTTTTTTATGTCAGGTTTAGCAAAGCATTGTGATATGTTAGCAACAATGCGGCCGTGACGTTTTCCGCCTGAGCATCTAAACTTACGGACAACTTTCTTGCCCTGTTTTGCCCAAGCCATTTTTGCTTCACCAAGAGGTTGTGTTAGTTCTCGTAATAACATATAGTTATTTAGCGAGAATTACTGAGTATTCATTAAAATTACGACGACTGTGGAAAGTAAACCTGCGATTATAGTACCTGCTGTACCAATTAAAACTTTGGTCATCGACTTCTGACCTTCTGTGATATCTTTGTGAATTGAATCGACCTTTTCTTCGAGTGTGCTAAGACGCCCGTCTAATTGCTCATAACGCAATGCGCATAAGTCAACGTGTGCTTCTAAACTTGTTCTTTCTAGGTCTGTTGTTGGCGAACCAGCCATACTTAAATCTCCATTTAATTAATAAGTAAACTCGAAGTTGGCCTTAAAATGTGTTGTTAGTATGTGCCTGGTTTAAGTGTTGTATACTTTTATTTATCAAACTACTTCAAAAATGATGTTGATATGCTTCAAATCTTTAGAGTGAAATACTGGTTTTGCAAACTTCGCTGTTTCTTCTAGTTCTGGTATAAATGGTACTAGATCAAAATCTTCTACTAAATTATCAACAGTAAGATAACCTTCACGTTCTACTTCAAACGTAAAAGTCCAAACATTTTGTTTGCCTTTAAAGTTAGATCCAAAGTTCATATCTGTTAATGATTTGTTTTCTTGTTCGAGGCTAATAAACTCTATGTTAGTCCTCATTCCTATTGTTTGCAACACAGACAAATAGTTTTGATTCTGCCTGTAAGCAATTGGATCTTCGCCTCTGCGAGCATTTGTATTAGTGATGTCAACTAATGTAGAAATACGATATATCATGCTGTATTTACAGAGATAAAAAAAGAGCCCAGTAAAAACTGAGCTCTCTTAATGTGCGATTGCACGGTCCCTAAGGTAGTTAGGAATTTAAGTTACGCAGGGTTCTGATCGAAAGTTGCGACTAGAACAGCGTTAGTGATTGAAGGTGTACCTGTACCTTGAATTACAAAGTGGTTACCGTCTGCAACACCTTCTACTGCTGCTACTGTGAAACCTTCTTGTGCTGCTTCAGCTACACAACCGGCCATGTTAGTGCCTGTTGCTACTGATAGTACGTGTGTTTTTGGTCCTAGACCGTTACCTGCAACTACTGCTGCGTTTGGATTTGATACGATTGCCATTTTATTTCTCCTATATTTCTCGAATGACACAAAACTAACTACTCTGTTAGTATTTGTTATTATTATTTAGTTCTTTTAAGAAAAAAACGGAGATATCAGCGTTTTTTGACTCTTTTATGGAGTTGTTTTAGTAAAGTAATGCCGCCTGGGCCCGATTCTACTATATCATCTATCATTTCTATAATTGGACGATATGCTTTTACAAAGTTGCTTGGTATGCCTTTGCCTTCTTCTGCCATCTCAATGAATCGCTTTGCTCTAGCAGCATTTTCTATACCAACAAGGTAACCGTATAGTGCGATTCTTCTTGAGTCTGACAAACGGCCAATACGTCTAGCACGGATATCCTCCCATGCTGTTTCGTCTAACTGTGATTCAGTTAGCCCTTCTTCGTATAAGCCTTTAATAAAATCCATTAGCGTCCTCTTGCCACCATGTCTGCTTGACGTGCAATTTCGTCATCATCTGGACCGCCCATATCATCTTCTGGCTCGTCTTCTGGTTCTACGTCATTGCCTTTAACTTTTACAGGACCTGCTTTCTTAGCAAGTGCAATAAACTCTTTTGCTTCTTCGCCTGTGCATCTTGCTTGTTGACAAAGTTCAGTTGCATTCTTTGGACCCCATGATGTGCCAAAGCGTGTTAGTGCATCACCAAATGCTGCCATTTTATTTGACTTCTCAATTTCTGAATCTGGTGTGTCTTTTGTAATTTTCATCTTTGCACTTAGGTCCATTAGTGTACGACCCATACTTGCAAACTGTCTTAGTTTAGGATCATCACCGTAGTTTGGTGATGCTTCTCTTTTGATTACTTCATTTACTTTCATGATATTTTCCTTGTTAGTTCTTGAATTCTGTTAAGTTGTTTGTCTGCTAAACTTTCAACTGAAACTTTAGACTTGTTCCATGGATGTTTTGGATCATCATTTGCTTCTAGAGCATCAACAAGCTCTTTTGCTTTTGGACTTACTTTTACCATTGCTTCAACTGATCCTAAATCTTTAGCACCGGCATTACCACCTAATAGTATTTTAGCAATTTCATCTAAGTTACTAGACACTAAAGCATCATCTCTACGATCTAATAATCCTTTATATGCGCTCCACTTAAAACCTTCTGGGTGATCGTCTGTTATTGTGTTCTTTGCAAGGTCTGCAATTAGTATTTGTTTGTGTACGCCTTTGTATGGCGAACCTTTAGGAATATCATGAACATGAAACTTTTGTGCTGTCTCTCCATTATCAACAACCATAATGTCAACCTGTTGTGCAGTATCACCTATTGTTGTTTTAACGTGTACACTTGTTCCTGATTTTTTAGTTTCAAAGCCTGCTTGCTGAAACATTTTCTCTAATTCTATTCTTGCATCTTTAGGTGTCTTTACGTCAAAATGTTTGAATAGCGCACCAGCATCTATAATCATATCAAGGTCGCCACTTACCTTGCCTGGAGTAGGTGTTGCACCTGAACCAATTGGTAAAGCCTTTGCTCCTGTTTTTGCTGTAACACTATTGATCTGTTTCATCATGTCAGGAATGATTTTATGATCAAAAGGTTCTGTACCTTGGAATATATTTCCGCCTTCATTAATTATCATTCTTTTTACTCTCGATTACTCTTGCCATGCTACGTTTAAACTTTCTTGGATCTCCGCTTTTAATAGAATTAATAAATCTACGCTCAAGTTCGCCTGCTGTTTCTGCATCGTATATGTCATTAATTCTATTAAGCAAGTTAATAGAACTTTCAATGATATTGCTCGCAGTGGTTTCAACTAGAAGATCGTTATCCTTCTTCATTCCAATGTTGTTAAGCTCTGCAAGTATACTTCTAGTATGTTTCTTCATAACTTTAAATTCCTATATGTGTATTTAGTTTTATTAAACTATAAATACACATGCTACTGGGTAGTAGCACTATTAATACAGTTTTGAGGGGTTAAAATGGGCATATCCAATATGAATTTTCCAGATCGATCTCTGTTATTTGCTAAGTTGTCAAGTATTGCATACAATGATAACATCAAAGAAGTTAAAAAGCAAGTAAAAGAGCTCGGATTTACAACCGTTGAGTTTTATAATAGAGATGGCGCACAAGCATATCGCTTTATGAATAAAGAAGATCTAGTAATTGCTTGCAGGGGTACACAGCCAAGTGAATTCAACGATATTAAAGCAGATTTAAAAGCAGTACCAGTAATGGCTGAAACCATTAGTAGAGTACACCAAGGTTTTAAAGATGAAGTAGATGAACTTTGGCCTATGGTGTTAGAAGACATCCAGCGCACTGTAAACAAAGATAAAAAACTTTGGTTTACAGGACATAGTTTAGGTGCAGCAATGACTACTATCATGGCAAGTCGTTGTTTCCATAAAGAAGACATTCGTGATCCAGAAGAAGTTTATACATATGGTTCACCAAGAGTTGGCTGGCCTGCATATTGTAAGAGTTTAGGTATCGTACACCATCGTTGGGTAAACAATAATGACATTGTTACTCGTGTTCCTTTATGGATTATGGGTTACAGACATAACGGTGAAGAACATTATCTAAACGCATACGGTAATGTTAGAAAGCCAACGGGCTTTCAACGTTTCAAAGATAGAATGCGTGGCATGTGGATGGGTTTGAAGCAAGGACAAGTTGATAACTTCTCAGACCATTCTATGGTTAACTACATTAACTATCTTTCAATGTATGCTAGTGGAAAAGAAAACAGTCAGTCTAGCTAGGAAACAAACTACTTACTGACTCTTCATTAGAAACTCGTCTAATCGCCTCACCAAAAAGTGCTCCAACTGAAACTTGGCGCACTTTTTTAATGTTCTTGGGGCACTTGTATTCAATACTATCTGTAATTACAAGTTCTTCAAGAACGCTCTTCTCAACACGTTGACATGCTTCTCCGCTTAACACCCCATGTGTGATGTAAGCTCTAACACTAAGGGCACCTGCTTCCATTATTGCTTTAGCGGCATTACATAGTGTGCCGCCACTGTCAATAATATCATCAACAAGGATAGCGTGTTTTCCACTTACATCACCGATGAGATTCATTACTTCTGATTTGCCTGCTTCTGGTCTACGTTTGTCTACAACTGCAATGTCTCCGTGAAACATATCAGCAAACTTTCTAGCACGAACTGCGCCACCTGCATCAGGACTTACAAAAACAATACTTTCATCTTCAGTTTCGTTAGCATAAAGTTGACGCCTAATGTCTTTTGCAAAAACTACTCTGCTGGTTAAGTCATCTACCGGAATATCAAAAAAGCCTTGGATCTGTCCTGCGTGTAAGTCCATTGTAAGAATTCTATCTGCTCCTGCTGTTACTAACAAATTAGCAACTAGTTTTGCTGTAATTGGTGTACGACTTGCACTCTTACGATCTTGTCTTGCATACCCAAAATAAGGTATAACTGCTGTTATACGTCTTACACTTGAACGTCTTGCAGCATCAATCATAATCAATAGTTCCATTAGACTATCGTTGACTGGTGTGCTAGTTGGTTGTACTATAAACACATCTTCACCGCGAATGTTTTCAAGAAACTCTACACTTGTTTCTCCATCTGCGAATGTGCTAATGTTACCGGGAACTAAACCACAAAAACAATTTTCTGCGATTTCCTGTGCTAACTTTAAGTTAGCATTTCCAGCAAGTATTTTCATTTTCAAACTAAATCCTTTCCCCAGGAAAAATGTAATTAATATTGTTTAAATTATATGACACATTTGTAACTTTGTCAATCACTTATTACGTGTCCGATGTTAGTACTCCATTGCATTGCCATTGGCAGCCCGCCATACATTGGTATTACTTTTGCAGGATCGCCTACTTTGACAAATGTTTCCTTTACAAAATCAAAGTCATCAAGTTCAAGTTTTTCTAAAAAATCATCAATAGTTGGCATCTGATCGTCTGCAAGATGATATAATTCTCTTACAGTTTCAATGCAACTAATCATATCAGGTGTTAAAACAACACCATCTTCTTGAGCCATTGTATACATGTAATCTATGTTCCAATCCCACTCGTTTAAAACAAAACCTTGTTCGTTTCTATTCATTGTTTTTCCTTATCTTAATATTATAAGCCTGTGCTTCTTTTAATATTGAAAGATCTACATTATCTCTTTCTGCTGTGTGTAGGATAGCACGAACATCTTTAGGAAAACAATGGCCGCCATAGCCTCGATTGTCAGTAACTTCCGAATGACTAGGTCCTATCCTTTCATCAAGTGTAGTATACTGCCTTACTGCGTCAAAGTCAACACCTATTTCTTTACAAAGATCAAACAGCTGATTAAAATAACTAACTTTCAAGGCAAGGAAAGTGTTCCTTGCATACTTGGTTAATACTAGAGCTTCAGGATCACATACTTCTGTTTTAATATTAAACACATCTTTCCAAAAGTTTGTTGCTTTGCCTCCAACTAGTAACAATGACATTGTTTTTAGATCTTCTACTGCTGTTGCAGCTCTTAGGAACTCAGGTGAAAATGCAATACGGTGTGTTGGAAATGCGTCTACTAACATTCTCCAACCTTCTACAGAAATTGTACTTTTTATAAGAATTGGGATATCAATTGAGTTGTCAATAACATTAAAAACGTTTGCCATTTCACACGAGCCATCATGCCTTGGTGGTGTAGCAACACATATAATTAGTGCATCGCAGGTACGCAAGTTACCAAAATGTCCTTTTGCAGGATCGCTTATAACTATTTCATGTTCTTTTTCTAGCAATGCATGATGAGCTTGGCCTACAAATCCATAACCTGCTATTCCAATTTTCATTTTGATAATCTCCTAAATGTTTCTTTTACTTCATGTTGTCGAACATATTCTTCTTCATCTGCATAAGTGTTACATTCATCTAACTTGTGTTCTATAAACCATTTAAGTTGATAAAGGTCTTGCTTATGCTTCCATGTGGTGATACCGGGCATGTTTCTATCTTTTTCAGCCCAAGCAATTTTAGATATTTCATTTATAATCTGTTCTATTGACCAATCTTTAATCATCTAGAGTTTTTCGCCACAGTGTGGACAATGTGTATGTGTTTCTGTGCCCATTTGCTTTTCCATCTTTTTAAGCAAATCACGCATTGACTTTGCTTCTTTAATTTGTTTCTTCAACCATTCTTTGCGTCTATCTGTTTTAGCACGTTCAAGTTCTTTTTTTAGATCTTGCTTTTGCTTGTCAAGTTTTCCTTTGAACACACCATAGAACGCTGTGTTTAATGGACCTTCTTCTTTCTTGCTCATTTTGCTTCCACTAGGTTGTCTCTAAATATTTCCCAAGCCCTTTCCCAGGACCACTTTTGACTTTCAGTATACACTGTATCTCTATCCAAGTCAAGAGCTTTTGTAACAGCATTGTAAAGATTGTTGTCCATTATTCCAGTTACGTCTTGATCAATTACATCTAATGGACCTTGCACAGGATAAGCCGCAACAGGTGTGCCACAGGCCATTGCTTCAATCTGTACCAATCCAAATGTATCCCAACGACTAGGAAATACAAATACATCTGCTTGTTGGTAGTAGTCTGCTAGAGGTTGTCCTGTGAGTGGTCCTACAAAATGCACATCAGGATATTTTTGTTTGTAGTATTCTAGTTTAGGTCCACTGCCTACCTGCATCTTTGTGCCAGGTATGTCTAGTTCGTAAAATGCTTCTAGATTCTTTTCAGCACTTACTCTGCCTACATTAATCATTAAAGGTTTAGTACACTGTGTTTTTCTTTTTGCTGGTTTGAATAGTTCTCTGTCTACACCTCGTGTCCAAGGCTTTACATTATCTCCAAAGCCGTGACTCTGTAGTTCTTCAACCATACTCTTAGTTGTGGTAAGGACAGCATTAGAGTTAGAATGAAACCAACGTATGAGAGGCCAACTAATAAACTCTGGTATGCCCAGTATCTTTTTCATCCCTTCAGGAAACTTAGTGTGGTAAGCAGTATTGTAGCTAATCCCACGTACTGTAAGATACCTT